ATCATGAACTACGTCCTGTCCAAAGAACCAATCGCTAACTCCCCTTGTAATTCCGAATCTTCTATAGCACTCAATGATAGTTTCTTTTTTGTAATTAAAAGATTGGCTTCTAAGCTTATGAGCATGTTCTACATAAAGCGTTCCATCAGGCGTTGCAGAAAGAACTGCGACACAAGAGTATGATTGGCCACGATCAACGTTGTCCATATCTACCTTGCCACCCCAGTCAACCCCAAGATATGTTGTTTTGTCGCGAGCAGAAACCCTTCTTGAGAAGCTTCTGTCCATATCGATACAGTTATCAATAATGTCCTGTCTGGTTAAAGGCATGCCGGAGCCAGAGTAGAACTCTCCGATAACCTCATTATTCCAAATTCTTTCTGACTGAGTTGGATTGAACTCTGGCATTAGATCTAAGATGTTTTGCTTTTTAAAATATGGAATGTAAAGCTGATTGATATGAAAACCTGTATACTTTGCAGTCTTAGGATCTCTTGTAGCTACCCATCTTCCATTTTCAATTGCATCAATCTTATGTTCCTTATGTCCACATTCCGGGCATTTCACATTATGATCGTCAACCCAGATATCTCTCCACAGATCAGGTGCATCAGAATGGTAAAAGAAATAATTCTCTTTACAGTTGGAGCATCCAAGCTGATAGTATCTTTTGTCGGACTGCTCCCAAATTTGATTGAAATAAGAGCCTCTTTCTTTTGGCGTTCCAAAGTAAATCTGTACGCCCTTACCGACCTGTCCGTACTTAGAAGCAGTGAGTGTCTTAGTAACGTTACCAATAGCGGTTCCCGGCATATCTTGGACTTCGTCAAAGAACGCCACATCAAGTGACATACCACGAACACGGTCACCATCTGCACCGATGCTTTCGATCCAAAGTGTCCCTGTGTTGAACTGCTTCATTGTAATGTTGTCTACAGCGTTAGGCTCTGTGTGGATAAGCTTGTTTTTGTTAATGAAGTCATCCTTGGCAGAACGAATCATATTCTCAAGTTTATCCTGAGAGAATCTCTTTACAAGTGCAATAGCCGGAAAGAGGTGTGCTACCTTAACCGGAGGCGACGTAAAGAGGCCGCTGTTCGTAAAGTATAAATCCAATGCTCCTGCCATGACAGTAGCACCGACCTGTCGCCCTTTGCAAATTACAACGGGCTTACCAGACTCTCTGGTGGCTTGCAATGCGATATACCTATAGATATCCGACATAAACTTCCAGCCGTTATCCAATACGGAGAATGGCTCACCATCGAGTGTTAAATTGTTTTGAATAAAGTACGCGGGATCATAATCCAAGAAGCTGTTCTTTACGTCAAAGAATAGGTCCTCAAGTTGTTTGTTCGCGTCTTGATTAGATTTTTTCATCCGCCCTCCTTAAAAGGAATCTGGACGCGCATGACTGTAGTAATCTGCCTGATCGAGACCAGTGTTAGAAGATACTGGCTCTATCTCTCTCTTCTCATACCTAATGTCCTCATCCAAATCATCGCTATACTTTGAAAGTAAGTCGTCAACATAGCCCTTAAGCTTTCCTTCATCAATGCGAAGACTATTGAACCCAAGTCCTTCCGCGTCTCTACATTTTGACAGAATTGCGGTAGCACTTAAGTGAGATTCTGATTTAGCCATATCATTGATGTAGCTAAGAATATTGCGCATCCTTTTCACATCCCTTTCAGGATGTTCATAATTTGCTGTTTTGACTTCGCAGCAAGAGCCACCGCATCCACATGCGGTTTTTGTCTGAGCTTCTTTGCTGATGTCTTCGAGTTCTTCCGTAAGCTTGCTGACGACATCAAAGCCAATTCTTTCCTTGATGTCCGCCATCTTTTCTTCAATTGAGTGAAAATGCTTTCTGCGAGAAATAGGCTTTAGGTTTTCTAAATAACCCTTCTTCTCAAGCTCATGAGCAAAGAGAACTAGCCAGTCCTGCATGACACCGTATTGCTCGGTGACTCCATCTTGTCTTGTAATTTTACTCATTCCATTCTCCTTATGCGAAATAGCTTCTCATGAAATCAACTTCAGAAGATTCTTTTCCATAAGAACCCCTATCTTTGAAAACCTGATATCCCATATCAGCGAACAACTGCATTAATGCAAGTTCCTCTCTGTCTGTAAATGCATACTTATTCTTAAGAATGTCATACACATCTTCAAAAGATTTTCCAGAAGATACAACTGCGTTAACAACCATTCCGGTAATTGCTCTTTCAAAAGCAGTCATCATAAGCTGCGGTCTTGCAACTGTGGCTTCTTTTGATAATTCCACATCGCTTCCTGCGATCTTCATAGTAGTGCCATCAGCAGCTTTCTTTCCGTGCTGCTCTCTGATGCCTCTCTGAAGCTTCTTAATGTGCTGCTTCAAAGTTAACATATCATTCATCATGTTAACCCTAACTCCATCAAGCTCACCAACATCTAAGATATGATCCTTATCAAGAGATAGGGCCTTGGAGATTTCTTTGTCGAGGCCCTTGTAGTAATTGATCACTCTTTCGCATCCAAGCATTTCGCCCTGGTGCTGCGGAGGACTGTTGTAGGCATCCTGAAGATAATTTGAGAAATCTCTGACATCTCCGTCATCTCTCCAAGTACCAGGGGTATCATCTACCTCCTCTACTTTATCTTCCTCGTCATCTGCGAGACTGATGCTTGAGCCTGGAAGCATTCTAACTGCGTCTGCTGCTGAGGATACTTCCTCTTCTTCCATCTCTTCTACTGCGCCTGGAAGTTCCTCTGAGAATTCAACAACTGTTGGCTCGCCAACTTCATTGCCCTCTACAGACTGAGACAAAGAAGACTCCATATCTTCAAGGAGATCAGCTTCTTCCTCATCAAATTCCACTATTGTTTCGAATTGTGCGACACCATTATCTGGAGGTGTCATGCCATCCTCTACACTTGTTTCTTCAGAAAACTCAACCAAGTCTCCTGCCCATTGGGAAGACTTGAAAAACTCTGTATCTTCTGTGTATTCTGTGACTACGTTTTTTGACATTGTGTAAAACTCCTTACCCATGAATGCTGCCGGCAGAAATATCTGGAAAAATATCATGCCAAATCATATAATTATCTCCCCTGTATCCGCTCTCATCATAATCGACCATGTCAGGAATACCTGAATTGCCAACATATATGTGCGGATACACTGGACTACCATCTATAGGAATATTAGAAGATTCCTCAGCTTGAGTTTTGACATCAAGCTCTTCTTCTTCATCTTCTTCCTCAAGATCTATAGTCACCGGTTCGTCATCTAATTTGTTTATAATAGTTTCTTTCATCGATTGTTCCAAAAAAAGCAATGAATATTAGTATGTTTAAGCCATTTCCTTGACTCTTACGTGATAATGATCGCCCTCGAATAGGACTCCCAAAGTAAATTCCCCAGACTGTGTTACGACATCGAGAACTTTTTTAATATCTTGTGTTAACCTTAGGTCAACAGAAGTAGCAGGCTGCCCCATATGCGAACGCAATGGAACATTTGCCTGAATCCAGTCTGCAACTATGCCTTTACTTTCTCTGTTCACACCGTAATCATGTAGGGTGTTGTTAACAAATAATGCAAAAGGCTTTATTTGATATAGATTGTAAAGGTAAACTGCGCCTTTTGTGATCGGCCTTCCATCCAATCCTGCTGAAAGCTTCTGAGATAATGAAGCACCAAGAAGCTCAAGCTCTCTCGGTGAAAGAGGCGCGGACCCGCCTTTCTTTTTCCAGTTATTTGCCATAACTCTTGCTTGAGCAGATGGACTTCTGTATCCGCTTGTAACGAATGGTTTCTGAACGCCAAGCTCTTTCGCAACTTCGGTAATTGTTTTGAGAAATTCCTGAGTTTCGTCGCTTAAATCTCCGAAGTTAATTCCGTTGTTTTTGCCAGGGAATTGCCCTCTTGGTAATTTGCCGTTAAACATTTGTTTTACGCCTTTGAGGCGCTCACCAATTCCTCTGCCTCTTTGAGATACGGAGCCCGGAGTAATCCCAGCTTTAGGCGCTCCCTGCTCCCCCTGCATAACCTTTAAGGCTTCTTCGGGCCCACGGTGTATTCCTCCCCACTCTCCATAATACTTCGTTACATACCAGTCTGTCCAGCTATTGTAATCCGGACCTTGACTGCCAGGAACTTTCTGCCAATTATTTTTCCACCAAACCTCAATCTCTTTAAATGCCGGGCCTTGTTCGGAATATTCTTCCCAAGAAGAGGCAAGATATCCTGCGTTCTTAATCATCTTTTTCCTCGCCCAAGTATTCAACAAGAAGTTTTTTAGAGATAAGCACATCTTTGAAGTAGCCACTTAATGGTACATTCTTCAAAAGATCAAGCTCCCTTAACAAGTGAAGGGTTAGCTCAGCATCTTCTTTGAGTGCCTTCGCAATTTTAACAGAGATGTACTTGTCTTTTACATTCTCTGAAGAAAAGATTTCTGGGTTTTCAAGAACGAACTCAACAATCGTAGGATCAATTCTGTATCCATATCTTGCAGCAAGATTCACTGCACGATAGATCCTCCTCGGATCATCTTCCAGTGTGATGTGTGGAGGTACAGGAGTTCTGATGATCTTATTTTTGATGTCTTCAAAACCTTGCCCTGTCGGATCTACAATTTCTCTGGTCAATAGATCCTGATGCAGGGTATTGATCGTGAAGTCTCTACTGTATGCTTCGTGATATTCTTGATGCTTATCACCAAGGTATTCAACTACGCCTTCAGAGATAAAGTTACTTGAGAAATCAAGATCAAAAGAATCTGTGAATGCGGTCAAATGCCCATCATCTGATAGCTCGAAAGTGGCATTCATTTCGTTAGCCACGAGGATGCCGAGCCTTAAGACATCGGGAGAATTAGTTGTCAAATCAACATCAGTTGTCTTGATCTCCTTTTTCAGATACACGTCTCTTGGTAAGCCACCAACAATGTAGGGCTTATCGACCAAATACCTTTCGGCAATCTGTGCAACTAATGATAGGGTTTCTCCCAAGTTCATTTACTTATACCTCTTCGTCAATAGGAGGTGCTTCTGCCGGCTGTGGAGCGTCCTGTCCTGGCTCCGGCGGAAGTTCTGTTGTAGCGCCAAATTCGTCAGCAATAGCCTCAGTTCCCTTTGGTGCGTCCTCTTCTGCGCCAGCATTGAATGTCTTCGCAGTGTCCTTGTCTACGCCCTTCTGAATCTCAGTTTCTTTTGCGTCAGCAATTTCCGAAAGACTTTTCCCTGAAGAAAGCATACCAAGCATCTTGGTGACACGAGTTAATGCATAAGAGTAACTATCAATGAGCTTGCTCTGGGCTTCCGGAAGCTCGGGAAACATTGGAGCCACGCCAAGCTGATCAAGCATGATATCGAACTCCGCAAGCAAACGGATAACTCGTCTGTCCGCAAGTCTTCCTGCAATCTCTTCAAGCTTTCGAGATGCCTGATCGAGAGTGATGTCTCCGCTAAGAGCTTCGTACTCTCCAGGCTTAGGTCCCGTTCCTCCTTTCAGCGCTGTTCCAACGGGTGTACCTGCCCCAATACTTTCTGGCGCTGCGCCAGGGATTTCACCCTCTGCGCCAGGAACCTCAGGCTCCTCGGTCAAACCGCCACCAAGTGGCTCGTCTCCAAGAATATCATCTGGGGCTGCATCAATCTCTGGCGGAAGCGGAGTCTCTTGTGCTAACGCATATAGAGTATCTGCATGTTCGTTGAGACCTTTAGTTTTGAAAGCCAAAGCAGCTCTTTTGGTAAGGTCAGATGCAGTAGAGGCAAGCCTTACCTTTCTAACTTCCATATCAAAAGCATGCAGAAGGTCTGCGAGGTCCGCATGAATATCTGAATTCATATGTGGATCGCCCTGTCTGATTAGCTTATCAAGTCTTCTGATAGCAACGTAGAGTTTGCTTTTCCACTCTTCGAAATCGCCTTTCTTGTTATCAACTTCCACGCGCTCTTTAGAGACCTGCTTGGTCTCTGCCGGATAGAATCCTGAACCGCTTAATGGAAATTGGAAATCTGCTTTTTTTTCCATTTCGTTGCTCCTGCTTGCTCTAATGTCATACTTAAGATGCTCACCATTCTTATAGTACTTAACCCACTCCTTAAACTTATGGCCTTCTTGTCGAGAAGTATCGAGTTCTCCAGAGTAGTAATCCAGTGCAAAACTATAAGACATATCTCCGCTTTGAACTGCTTCGTAAATTTTATGTACGAGTCCTGACCATTTCTCCAGATCAAACTCTTCTTCTAAATCTTCGCTCAAAGCCCCATGTCCTAACGGATATGCGACTTTTTTAATTCCATTATTTCTGAGATAAGCGACTGTGGCTAAATAGTAGTAATCGTTGTGATTCTTTGGAGGAAGCTTTACGTCCATTGCAAAACGGATGATCTCCTCAGTTGGAGAGACACCGTGATGTTTGTAGATGTTATAGACACTAACAGCAATAGCCTCCTTACCTTCGGGGATTCCGAGGTTTGGAAGCTCTGTCTTTAGCGCTATAAGTTCCTTCTTAAAGTCCACTGTCGTCTCCTAATCTACTTTTCAGATCGACTATTGCTTTTTTCCACATAAGGCCATCAGCCGAATCTGTCTCGTCAATACGATCCTGTATATATGTAAGGAATATTAACAAGTGCTCTTTACTTACTGTTCCAGTAGCATAAGTAACTAAGTGTTGAGACAGCCAAGATGAGAATGCAGCAGCACTTTCAATATCCCTGAGTGTGAGATCCGCATACCTTTCCTGATTTTCCGTTGTATTAATCGTTACTGACATCGATAATTTTAACCTCTGGCTCTACATAGTCCAAATATCTTTGATTGTTGTACTGTGTATCTACCATTTTAGAATTTAGCTTCTCAACGAAAACCGGAATCAAAGTCGGGTCAAGTTCCTTAAGAACTTCGAAAACGATACTCTTAAGAACAGTGAGTTGCTCATTAACTACATTGATATTAATATTGTGGTCGATTGTCTGGTCAGGAACCCGTTCAACATATTTCTTCCAATCTCTAAGAAGCTCTCTTTGCTGAGTCAAAAGTTCAATGAAAACTCGCTCCTCTCTAAGGTTAGCTCCACTGTTGAGAGAATTAAAGTAATACTCGATTCTGGAAGAGATAATCTTTTCCATTTCAAGCATCTTTCTAGTGACATCAATCTCCTCATCAATAATCTCCGCGAGCTTTTCCTGGTAAGAATTCGATGCCATAACCATAGCCTGCTTTTCAAGAGCCTTAGAGTCCTTTGTAAAATTCTTTCTGGCAGCCTTAATCTGTTCCAGGGCTTCGCCTTCAAGATTAAGGTACTCCTTCCTGAACTTCTGCAAAGTCATGGATGTGATGTGGAGACGCTTTGTTTTTGGATGTTTCTTCTTTAGCCAATTTTCGACCTGCTTAACAGACTCTCCCTGCAATAGCTTGGAGATAATCTCTTCTTTCTCTGGATGTCGTAATACTTTGCTGCCCATAAATAACTCCTTCTACAAAAGTAAAGCCTGCCTTATTTGTACCGGGCAGGCTCTACTTTTGTTTTTGTGCTTTGTTTTTATTCCGAGGAGATTTTGAATCCAGCGTATTCGTCTCTACCTTCATCCCAATCCCTTTTTGCTTCGAAATCATCAAACTGAGCATCGAATCCCTCATCACTAATCGGAGGACTGTAAGAGGCTCCAGTAAGGGAAACTACTGTAAAGTTTTCATGCATAAGTCTCAGGAACTCATCCGGAGTTATCCTATCAGAAAGAACAAAGTCAATACCCGGCTCGCTGTGAATTGTCAAAGTCTCTGCGTATATTCTGCCAGCAACAGGATCCTCACTGCCATCTTTATCATACAAGTAGCTTCCTGTCGCATAAAGCTTATTGGCCTCAATATCTTCTGCGGTTTTGTAGTAAGCAATCATACCTTCATATTCATCATCATCTTCATAAACACTAATCTTTACAAAAGGAGCTTCTGTTCCGAAAGTTGCAATGTCGTAATCCTCAGATGCTGTTTTGACTAACTTGTCAGGATCACAAATCTCAGAATAAGAGAACATTTCGGTCTGTCCTTGTACGCTGCTACCCTGATACTTCTGGCCCTGTTCGTCAGTAAAGCCCTCATTCCAATCATAAATCTTGTTAGTGTTTGGATCTTTGTAAACGCCGCCATTTGTTCCGCGAACCCTTTCGGCAGATACCCCAGGCTTACCTGGGACATACCTTGTAGAAAGAGACTCACTTAATGGTCTGTCTGCAATTTCAGGCGTACCGTATTCTGCGGGGTTTACGCCGTAAAGCTGGTCCGCCTTATCAGAAGTTCCTCTCTCGGTGAGCAATTGCTCTCTTGTGCCGTAGTTAGTTTTTTCGCCCTGATAATCCTGAAGGATACCTTGCTGAGCAACTTTCTCTAACTCTTCGGCATAAGCACCTCTAAGTGCGCTTCTCAGTTTGCGATTTGTACCCGCCTGCCTAAGAATGAATTCTAATCTTGTCATAGCCACTCCTTAGCTGAACTTAATATCATAAGAGGAAATAAAAACTTCTTCCTCATTTGCGTTCTGAGCCCGATGTGTTCTTGCCGGTACCGGACGACCCTGGCTATCGAATGCAATTTTGCTCAATGGAAGAGCAAGTTTAGGACAGTAAAGCTCAACAGTCGTAGAGTGCTTGATAAGGTCTCCTCTCTGAACCGCAGCCTCAATGTGCTTGGCTCTTTCAGAGTCCTGATCGGTAGAGGAATGCTTTAATAACTGAGTGAACTTATCAAATGCTGCTTTGAACTGTGAAGAGTCGAAGCGGTTCTGAATGACCGAAAGTGCATTCTCTGCAAGCGTGTAATCCTTAGTCGAAATTCCTTTTAGCATCATGTCGTTAAGCTCGTGGTAAGACGCTGTCGATAGGTTTCCGGTATGTCTCGCAACCTTAACAGTTCTGCTGTTACCCTTCACATCGGAAAGGAACCTTGCATATCCTGCTTGGCTGAAATCATAAACCTGCTCTACATCAGAAGTTGCGGCTGCAAATCTGTTCGGCAGGTTTGGATGATCATTGTGAATCTCGACGGGAACCTTAACGACTGCCATACCCTTTTCTGTAGGGACATGTGCATCGAATACGATTTCTCTATCAGATGCCGTTACTATTTTTACCTGTGGATTAAACGCTCCGAATGACTTAAGCTCATCAGACACCATAGTGACTGCTTCTGCTACTGACTTAGCGGAGTGCATTGTTGAGGCCGAAACTAATGTAGTTTCAAACTGTGCAAATTTCTCAAGACTTGCAGGTACAACCTGCTTAGCTACCTTAACAGATTCGCCGAATGTTCTCTGGGATGCGAATTTCTGCTGAGCAACATGCCTTTTTTCGTCTCTTGCTTCCTTGATGGCAAGCCAAAGACTGTCTTTGGTGAGTGGGACTGTACCCTCTCCCTGAACAAGTGCTGTTGGAGGCTGCACAATCCCGCCACTGATCTGGACAGGAACATGAACTGCTACTTTGTTGAAGCCGTCATTGTAAAGTGCTGCCACTAATACGAAGTGCTCATTCTCAGAAACTATTTCAACTGCGGAAGGAGTCTGTCCTTCTGCGGTTAATCCTGCGATAACAACTTTATTGACCATGTTGCCCTGCTGAGGTGCATATGTTCCAAAAGAGTTGTCTTTTCCGAATCCGAATGCAGTTGAGAATGCATCGGAGAGTTCCTGATTTACAGGAGCAATGCTTAGTCCACCTTCACGGTCGGCTCTAAGTGCTGAAGCTGTTTTGGTTGGCTCTACATACTGGCGCTTCTCAGTGAGTAAGTCTCCAAGCTCATTTCTGAACGCAGAATGTCCGCCACCCAAGCCAATCATTTGGTCATAGATGCCGGTAAGCTCTGCCTGAGAAACGAACTGTTGTGTCTGAAGCCTGCTCAGAACTACATTCCTCATATTGTTGATGAGAAGATCATGCGGGTTTTCTTCCGCAGATTTTACGAACCTCTCACAAACATATGCAGATGTATAGAGCTTGCCATTCTCAAGCTGCTCCAGTGCCTTTTGGGCTTCTTTGATTATATCGAAAATTTCCTTCTGCATATTCTGTTCCTTAAATGTATTTGCCAAGCTCAGGGAAGCTTGAAAGGAGGGATCTTTTTTTAGCTTCTGGCTGCTCTGCGAATACTTCCTTAAGGAAACCATCATCAGCACCAATCTTGTCAAGCAGGGCTTCCTTAAATGTTAATACGTCTTCAGGGGTAAATCCATATGTGTCAGAAGAAAATCTTGCAATTGGCTTACTCTTGTATGCCAAAGTGATATTCCTCTTATCATAATCTGATGTCGCAGACCACTCTCCAACAACCGTCTCTTCGGACTGTGGGTTCGAAGCTCTAACTAAATGAGGGACTCCGTCAACATCCTGAAGAATCCAAAGATCCCTGTAAGGATCATTGTCAACTTTATACACGTCAAATGCAATTTTTCTAATGTGACCTTGCGATACAAGACTATCATCGTACTTAATGGCGTTCTTATCGGCCAAAGACTTTGATTGCTTGGCTAAAGTTTTCATAAGCACTCTGTCAATATTTGCAAGATACTTTTCTCTTGTGGTCATGGACTGTTCCCTCTTCGTAGAATCTACTGTTTATTAATAGAAAGCTCATCAGCGATTTGATCACTATTTTTAGCTTCCTCTATTTGTCTCAATATTCGTTGAATGTTAGAATTGTTGCCACAAATCTTCTTCAGCTTCTTAATAATTCCGCCATATCTTTTCTTGTCATTTTTATAGTCAATATTACCATGTAAAGCCTTATGCACGGCAGATTGTGTGATACCGAGATGTTCAGCAATTTCGTTCTGAGTTTTTCCAACAAGGCGCATCATTAGGATCTTTTTCTGATGATCGGTTAAAGAATCGCCATGAATGATGTCATAAATCTCTTCTAATAGCTCCTCTCTCAGGTCTTGGATCTGTTCGTTGGACTCATTGTCGGAAAGCATATTTCCGATGCCTCTGCTCTCAGGGAAGTTATTTAGTTTGCCCTGATCAAAAGAGATCTCCACAATCTTGTGTTGGTAAAGTTTTGATTTATTCATTAGTTTTTCCACTCCATGTTTTCTAATTCGGGACTACACTCTGTGAGTGTGTCGAAAAAGTCTCTTCGGGAATAACCAGCTCTAAAAAAATCATCTACATCTTTATATTTGTCGGGAAGAGACAGGAACCTGAGCTTTATACCCTTGTTCATAAATTTCTTGTTAATACGAGAAATGGCCTTCCTCCCTCCGTCATCACTATCGAGAACAAAAGTGAATGTATGTGCGTACCTTGCCAATCTAACGAAATGATCTTTCGAGAATCCTGTTCCGCAAATGGCAACGGAGTTTTTAATTCCATTCTCTTGCAGTTGAATTGCGTCGAAGTTACCTTCGCAGACGAATACTTCTCCCTTGGCAAGGATAGAACCCCTCGCACGATTAAACCCAAAGAGTGTGGTGCTTTTCTTGAATGAGCTATTTTCATATTTAGCTATTCCAAGCATTTCTCTTTGGGTATCGGAAATGAGAGTTCTGCCATTAATGCCGACAGGCTCTCCGTATTCATTGTAAATGGGGAATACCAGATAGTAAAAATCCGCAAACTTTGAGTTTCCGGAGTAATCTATGATATTCAATTTTTCTAAGGTTGCACGAGACACGTACTTTGTAAGCATGTTAATGCTCTGTGGAAAGTAGCCAATCTTGTGGTTTTCGATAGCGGCTTCAGACATACCTCTAGTGTCTCTCAAGTATGCTAAGCATTCTGGAGAGTTCTTAAGATTCGTTTGACAAATCTTTATTAAGGTTTCTAAGTCTTTAATCATTCCGGTATCCAAAGCGTATTTACGCTTCTCTCGATTCATCATCATTTGTTCCAACATTTTCCATCGAGTTTATCATAAAACGAGATACATTGAACTTACAATCTTTCTCGCAGCCTAAGCCTTTAAGGTCACCATCAACAACGGAAGTTTCAACTTTTTTCTTACAAGTTTTGCAATCAAAAATGAACGCTTTGCCGTCCTTCTTAATTACATCTCCACTGCTTTTCATAGACCTCTTGGTGAACGAGGCAACATTCATTAGTTCAAGACCACAGTTTTTGCAGATGACCTCATCTGTATCAGGATCTAAAGACCCCTCCGTAGTTCCATCACTCAATTTACAACCAGGGTTGCAGCGTAATAACATCTTCAGCTCCCTACATTAGTAGAATTACCGGTTTCCTCAGTACAAAGTCAAACGGCACCGACAGAATAGTCGGTGCCGTTGCTCAAAAGTTTCTTAGAATAATTCGTCAACAGTCTCCGCCGTAAATGTTTCTACCTCTACGCCAGGATCGGGCGTTTCGGATATCTCGTTATCAAGATAAGATGCTCTAAGATCGGTTTCTACCTGCTCAAGTCGGGTCCCAATGTGAGCAATGAATTTGTCTTTACCAACAATCGTCTCTCCCCTATAGATATAAGTTCTGTTATTGGGGCGTTCGAATAAGTTTTCAAGAAGACCTGCCTCGAACAATTCCTCTTCCTGTTTGACCATTCCGACCACATACTCAATGCTGTACTCTGCCTTCTTGAAAGGTGGAGCACATTTGTTCTTTGTAATCTTGGCACGAACCTTGTGCCCAATCTGCTCGTCATTATGGTTGAAAATCTTAGCTTCCTTCTTGTTGATGGTCGCTACCATAATCTGCACAGAGCAAGCGTGGTGCCATGCCCTTCCGCCAGGAGTAGTTGTAGGATCGCCATACATAACTCCAATAGCTGTCTTGACATGGTTGATGCCGAACAGTGCTACGTTAGCCTTAGCGACCGCTGGGGTCAACTTTTTAAGCTCTGTAGTTAAGAATCTCGCCATAGATGCAACATTCTGCTTACCAACTATGGAAGCCTCTTCCGTAGGAGTGTTCATAGAAGCTACAGAATCTACGATTATGACTCGCATTTTGCCAAGGTCGAATGTTCTAGTCTCGTCCCTTGCATTCTTTCCCTGGATAGTTTGACCGTTCTCAATCATATCGAGCAATCCGTCCACATGCTTTACAGTCTTCGCAGTCTTTGTGGTTTTGCCAACCAAGCCTGTGAAAATCTTTTCAGCAGCGTTTGTCTTAATGAGCATCATTCTGTCATTATCAACTCCGAGTAGCTCAGCCCAATCTGGATCATAAGTATACTCTGCATCAATAAAGCATGCACAATTTCCTGGGTCCAATGCCATCCATTCTGCTGCGGCAATAAGTGTTAGCTGCGTCTTACCAGCAGAGGGCGTTCCTGCCACCTGCATAATTCTTCCAAGAGGGTAGCCTCCAACTCCCAATGCTCTATCAAGAGCCGGTGAGCCGGATGGTGTAGTCTCTACAGGTGGGATATCTCTTGGGTTCAAAAAGATGTTTTCTTCGCCGAACATGCTGGCGACCTGGGAATATGCTTTCCCAGGTGATAGTTTTTCTGACATTTATGTCTCCTTAGTATTTGTGATTTAGCCCAATGTGTTTTGCCATTTTCAAAATATGCTGAACAAATTCGTTATATTCTAATTCGTGTTTCGCGAAATTACATTTGCTACAACATGCTACGGAGTTTTCTTTGTAATACCCAATATTAGAATCAACTCTATCAATCCCATATCCGGTACCTCTATCGAAATTATCTCCACAGTAGTTGCATTGGTTAGTTTGTAATTCCTCAAAGTCCTCTTTTGTTAATTTTTGCTCAATGCCTTTAGTTTTGGCTAATGCCTTAAAGCTCGCAAATCTGCCATCAACTGTTCTGCTGTATTTGTAGTTCCTTGCCTTAATTGTTTCAGAATTCTTCTTTCTATATTCTGAACACTTTTGATTAAAGCAATCCCTGCACTGTTTTCGATACTTTCCACTTTCTTTCCTGAAATGAAAATGGTCTAAATCTTTATTCTTTCCGCATTTAGAACAAATCATCTTAATACTTATGATTCATACCATTTTCAGAGGGTAAACGGAAACCAGCAGGTGGCTGCCATGACGAAGGATCGTCAGGTCTATCAACAATTACAGCTTCGGTAGTCAACAACAGCAAAGCGATACTTAATGCATTCTGTAGGGCTGTTCTGGTTACTTTCTTTGGGTCTACTACGCCCATGTCAAATAAGTCTCCGAACTCGCAAGTGGCTGCGTTATAGCCATACGAATCGTTCGGAGCAGCAGATACAATTTGTGCAAGGATAGTTTCAACGTCCTCACCTGCATTCATTAAAATCTGGATAGCAGGACGTGTACATGCCCCTATCAATAGTTCTACCGCAGGTCTAAACTTCTCATCTACCTTGTCTAACTCAACTTTACTTGCCGCATTGAATAGTGCCATTCCTGCGCCAGGAACAATGCCTTCTTCAATGGCAGCGGAGACAGCAGCCATTGCATCGTCTGCTCTATCACCTTTCTCTCTAAGCTCAAGTTCGGTTAAGTAACCTACTGTGATGATGGCAGCACGACTCGTAAGAAATTGCTTTCTCTTACTGATATCGAATCGCTCTCTGTCTCCAAGAAGAAGAGCTTGGTCTTCTCCGTAGAGTTCCATTTGTTCCTTGATCTTAGCTTCGTCCCTTCTTGGGTTTGTAACCTTGGTGCTGTGACGACCAACCTCAATTGACTCAGCATAACCGAGCATTTCTATTGTAGCCTCAGACAAAGGCAATCCTTTTTCATCACTGAAGATAGTTGTGCCGAAGATAACAGCAAGGTCTTCTACCCACTTGTCCTGGTAAGCTCCAAAAGTCGGAGTCTTAATTGCACAGGACTTAAGGACTCCATGTTTGTGATTATGCACAAGGGTCTTCAGGGCGATCTTAGTGACATCCTTAGCAATGATAAGTAGACTTGCATTCTTCCCTGCTATCGCTGTGAGCAAGTCTTCGCATTCCTGAAGATGTGATAACTCCCTGTCAAGCATGAGAACATAGCACTTGTCAAGAGATGCCGAAGTCTCTCCGCTATCAAGGTATGCGGGATGTACATAGCCAGACTTAAGCTCCACACCATTCACGAGGCGTGCAGCGTTATCAACTCCAGGCACAGCCTCTGCTGTTACCAGTCCATTTCTGTCCACAAGCTCATAAGCCTCAGCGATTACGCCACCAAGGTCTGGGTCGTTGTTTGTGGAGATGACAGATACATTTAGAAGATCTTCTTTCGTATCAACAGGCTTCGCCATCTTCTCGATTTCTGCAAGGACCAACTTAAGTCCCAGGTTCAGTCCGTCTCTCAAATCAAGAGCACTGTAACCGTTATCCATAAGACTCAAGCCGTTAGAGAATATTTCATAAGTAAGGGCTACAGAGGTAGTTGTTCCATCGCCTGCTATATCACAAGTTCTTCCTGCTACCTCTTTAACTAATTGACACCCCATTTCTTCAAATGGATCGGATAGAGTTATAGCTCTTGCGACAGTAACTCCATCTTTAGTGCTTATTGGAGCACCTATCGGCGGGACTCCTGGCTGAGGAGAAATGGGACCTATGATTACATTTTTACCTTTTGGGCCCATAGTTACTAAAACCAAATCTGCCAATTTTTTCACACCACTCAGAATAGATTTCCTACAATCCTCACCAATTAAAAATGCTTTAGACATTAAAATTCTCCGTTATTAATTTGCACAAATTTATAAAATACGTTTGCTCGAAACTTTGTTTCATCATATTTACATCCTTATGTACCCACTGTACATTTCCAGTGACATATCCTTTAGATGAGTTTATTCTATCAAGAGACGCTGTTCCGTATGGAAACTGCTCATCAATTGATATATCAATTCCAGTTAAAAAACATTTTTCATTTTGCTTCCGAAATAAGTCCCAAGCTTCACCTATAGTTATGTCAAATTTTATATTTCTTTTCTTTGCAGAGTTTTTTATGTCTGCCCATTTCTTTCCAGACAAAGAGCCATGACCCTTCCAATAGATACTATCGCTGCCCTTTCTGGTTTTTGAACATCCACAGGTTAATGAGTTTCCGCTTTTTAGATCATACTGCCTGATAGACTTTCGATTTCCGCACACACACACGCACACCCAATATGTAGAATTATTCTTTTTCTCAAAATCAATTACAGATAAACTTCCAAATTTTCTACCAATAAAGCTAAGATCCGGAGTGTATCTGCATTTTGAACATTGACTTGTAAAGCCCTTTAATACGGATCTTGCTTCCAATGTTTTTAAAATTCCGCACTTACATTCAACTAAAACCATTCGAGTCTTTTTGCCGTTTCGATTTTTCCGCTCAGCCTCTTTTATTATCTTCCAACTCCCATATTGGGAACCAGGAATTATATCATATTTTGTTGCCATTATGACCTCAGTTTTGGTATAAGTTAGTTATACTACAAAAACTGAAGTCATACAAGGAGTTCTTATGAAAATTTTATCACTAGATATATCTAGTGCTACCATTGGTTGGTCAACTTTTATTATAGAAAGCAATTTGATCAGCTTGCATAAATATGGCCATATAAAGCCTCTTACTAAAAAAAAGGCTGCCGGACTTCTTCATCTAAGACTTGATGATGCCTGCAAGGCAATAAAAGAACTTATTGAAGAACATCAGCCGGACATATTTGCGGTGGAAGATTATGCTTTAAAATTTCCGAAAGGTAAAAGCTCTGCAAATACAATTAGAATCTTAAGTGTATTCAATGAAACAGTTAGGCTATGTGCATATCAAAATGGGATATCTAAAATAATCGCAATAAATGTAAATACTGCAAGAAAGTTAATCAAGAACTCTTATGATTTTGAGATAAAAGAGAAGGAAGATTCAATCATTTTCGCCAAAGAGTTTTTAAATTACAAAACGCATCTTAACAAGATTGGGAACGTTAAAAAAGAGTGCGAAGATGAAGCTGACAGCATTGTCATTGGTGTTGCTTATTTTTTATCTAAAGAGCAACTCATCTAAAACTTCTTTCATGGTCACTTTTCTCCAAACAAAGAACCCCCGTACACGTCTGCTGAAATGTACGGGGGTTCTTTGTGAATTTCAGATATTCAATTTTGAGGATCAACCATCAAATTCGAATTCAAAGCTTTCGCCACCCTCGGCTGGAGTCTCAGTCTCGGCCGAAGCGGACTCAGACGCAGCGCCTGGAGGTGCCCAACCAAGAAGCTCATATACATGAGCAGGATCGGATGGAGTAATGAGTCTCTCAATGTTGAGGCTCTCATTGAAGTCCTTCCAGGTTCCCTGGAGTTCTGCGGCCAATGCTTCCTTAGGATCAGGATACACATTGTAGAGAGGCTGTTGACCCTTGGGTCCTCTGTTGATAGTTACATCATAAGAAGTAACCTTGCCCCACTTCGGGTTCTGAACGAGATCGCGGATGCCCTTGAAAATCTGGGGGCCAACCTCAAGAAGCTTGAAAGTGTCGTCGGAACGATCCAGAACCTTAAGCAACCAACGGGTTGAACGCTTAAATCCAGCTTCCTCAAGCTTATCGACAAGGCCGGCATCCTCGATTGGGGTGTTTACCTTTCTGCGCTTGCCCTCAGTGGTATCTACCCAGTTTACATAGAATTTGATTGGCTGGCCCATGACACGAACTACGCTCGAACCCTGCTCTAATCTCATGAACTCTGTGCGCGGTCCACGGCCACCTGAATCTACCTCAGGATCATTCCAATCTACTTCACCAAATGTTAAATCTGCCATTTAAGTTTCTCCTTATTGACTTTGTTTTATCGTGAGTCCTTGCTAAAAAGTTATAGCAAATGGGACTATTTCCACATCGTATCGTCTTCAGTATCACCCCAGTTTTTTTCATCAACTTCTGTTGATTCTGGGTCGGTGGAGTGTAATTCCGACCCTAAGTCTCTCCCTATATTATACCCGTTCGACTGGACATTTCCAAGCCGTTCGAGAGAATAATCTCTATTAAGGAAAGTCTTGAAAGCATAGTGCCAGCTTGAAAAATTGCCGGCTTTATTCTCAAAATATTTCTTAGCAGCCTTCGCCAAAGTTAGCTCATTAAGCGCATCAATGTACTCATCGTCAGCGTTTCCAAACCACTCTTTATCTTTAACCGTTTTATATCCTGCTGCCTTCGCTCTACCAATTGCGCCAAACCACGCTCTGTTCTTTTCAGACTCTTTATATCCGATCCAAATATCAATCTTGGCAATATGCTCCTGACATACATTCTGCCCATGAAGAGAATAAATCATTCCACGTTCAGCAATGTTTACGTCAACCACTCCGCCCTTCGGAAACCATGCAGCGATTTTATCAATCTCTGAAGTATCCAAAGCAGCTATCGTAAAATAGCTTAGATCTGCAACTTTAAGAAAACTACTCATCATTCAACCTCTTTTCAAGCTCCGAAACTCTGTTTTCCAGAAATTCCAGTTTGTTCAATTTTGAATCAACCGCTCTTAACCTTTGATTCATTGTTAAGTTTAGCAGAAAAAAGATGATGGCCATCGAGGTCGGGTCCGTCGTGGACGGGGTGACTGATAATATCCTACCCTCGTCATCAGACTGGAATGTGTCAGCGAAAACAGATTTTCCAAAAACCTTCATGAGTTCTTCGCAGTACTCATATTCAGCATTCGTCATATCAACTATGCGCCCAGCGACGGTCCTAATCATGAGCCTGCCCTTCTTACCATCGCTCCTGACTTACTTCCAACGCCGGCTTTTCTGGCAATATCTCTTAGACGCTTAGCTTTTTCATTTGCGCTTTCAGCCCTCGTTCTGACGGTTATCGTTTCTTCGGGCATTTCCTGAAGCTCCTCGTATTCACGAGCTACTTGCGCCCTCATACGAGCCTTAGCTTCCGCATCAGTTTCTTCCTCACCCTCTTCTGCCGATATAGGCGGTCCTGAGTTTGTCATCATCTTCTGGAAATACTTCTGCCCAATACCATTCTTAATCTCATTCATTACAAACAGTGCAATATCGAATGCGAGTTCCTCAGAGAAATCTATTGAAAAGCTCTGCTTCCCTAGACGATTCCTTAACAAAGATATGTCGCGCATCTCATTGTCAGAGAATAGTTGAGAGCCACAGGCTGGACAAATATTCTTCATTAGAGCAAACTTCATGTCCTGATTTACTGCAAATTTACATTTTCCACAATTCATTTAGTTTCCCTCTCTTTTCGTTAAGTGCCATCCAAAGCAGAAGGTGCAGAGATACCAAGACAAAACGACTTTTCTATCAAGATAGATTTTGTCGGCAGCTTCCGCTACTTCGTCTTTTGACGAAAACTTCTTCTTTCTTCCGCAGGATCTATGGAAGACCCTGTTTCGTTTTGCTTTGATGTTTCTCATACCCTTTTGCCCGCGACGTTTTCAAGAACGGCCAATGCCAAATCTTTTTTACCCATGAATTCATTCACTCGACAAATAGCTTTCAAGGGAACGCCGTCTTTAAGGATTGTTCGGTACCTTTCATAATCGTCAGCCCAAACGGTCATTCCAATAGTGTCACCATGAATGTCTTCGACCAAATACTTAGCAAACCTTCTTCCAACATTCTTACCGTTTTTAATCTTGAATTCCTTAATCAAGGCTTTCACAATTACCTCAATCTTAACTTTCTCTTTCACTTCAAGTGATGGAACCTTAGATAACGGAGTCACAATTGAACTACCTCTGCGGAAGAATGAACCAAATACTTCATGAAGCTGGCCGCTGATGGTTCTCCCAAGAACTTCCATTTCATTCATAAGAAGAGTCTTGCGATCCCACTCTTCAAAAGTCTGGTCGAAAGAAATTGGCTCAAGGATAGAGTCAAGCTCCTCATCTGAGATGCAAATCATCTCCTCGTAACCAGCCTTCATTTCCTTCTTCTCTTTAGCCTTTAGAGCTTTAAAGATTTCAAGAGTGTTTTCCCTCTCCATAAGGTTCCTGATCTTACGATCCTTGACCTTCTTGATGGCAGCGTTCACCTTTGTTCTGTATTTAGCATAGTTCTCATAGATGTCTTTACGGGTAATCCCGAAACAATCAAACGCTCCAGCTTTTGCTAAAGCCTCCATTACCCTCTTGTTAACTTTCCTACCTGCTGTTTTAGCAAAGAATTCAACAAGTGACTCAGGAGCCGCAGAGATGATTTCTATAATGGCAGAGTCTCCAACGCCCTTGACAGCGGACAAGCCTGTGGCGATTTTACTATCATCTGTTACGACGTAGTTACCTCCACTTTTAGCTACGTTTGGAGGTGTAATTTCGATTTTCATCTTACGACACTCATTCAAGTATTCTTGAGTCTTATCAGAATTCGGGTTTTCCGAGTTCATCAAAGCGCACATGAATTCCGTTGGGAAGTGACACCTGAGCCATGCAGTCCAATATGAAATTTTGGAGTAAGATATTGAGTGACTTTTGTTGAACGAGTAACCGCTCATAGGCTCAATGAATTTCTTCCAGATATGCATGCCTTCCTTATACTTCAGTCCTCCATGTTCAACAGAGTCATTCACGAAAGAAGCCTCAAGTTTTAATGCAAGCTCAGGATCGCTTCCCTTATACTTTGAAAGCTTTCTCAACCCATCTGCTTGGTTGAAGTCCCATCCTGCAACGTCAGCCGCAACATACATCGCAGACTCTTCGTACAGAAGAATACCAGCAGTGCCACCCAAAGATCTTTCGAGTTTGGGGTGATCAAATTTGACTGGCTCATGTCCAAGAACTCTATCAATGTATTCTTTTCTAACTTCCTTAGTGCAAGAAGGTCTTCCAAGTGCATTAATAGCTGAGATTCCTTCGATATCTCTTGGCTTAATCTTGATACAGTATGGGGTCATTGAAGATTCCAACTGAAATACGCCAGCAGTTTCGCCTCTTCCAATCATATCATAGGTGCTTGAATCGTCTAATGCTACTTGCTCCATATCAAGAACCTCACCGGTTCTATCCTGAATGATTTTTACAGCATCATCGATAACAACCAATGTTTTCAAACCAAGACAATCCATCTTTACAAGACCGAACTTCTCACAACGCTTCTTTTCCCACTGAGTTGCAGTAATCCAAGTGTCTGGATTCTTCGGGTCAACCTGATCAATCCTAAGAGGAACAAGTTCGTAAAGAGGTACATCAGAAATTACAACTCCAGCCGCATGCATACCCCAGTTTCTGGTCAAACCTTGGAGCTTTGTAGCGTACTCGTAAAGCTCAGGGTAACGCCTCATTTCCCTTGCGAAATCCTGTTGGTCAGTCGCCATGCTTGCAGCAATCGCTTCTTCGATAGAATTCGCGTCAGGCATAATTGATGTTAAATGGTTGGCGATTTTGAATGCAGAACTCTTATCCCCGCCAAGTCTCAATGAACGAGCCGCATCTTTAAGCGCGACCTTCGGAGACATAGTTGATAGGTTAGAGATTGATGCAACCTTATCTTCTCCGTATTTAGCTTTTAGATATTCCTTAACCTTTCCGGGTTCAGCGAAATCTGTATCGATATCTGGAAAACTGGTCTTCTGTGCATTATGGAATCTCTCAAAGATAAGACCATAATCCATAGGATTGATGGTCGTACATCCAATTAAGAATGCGACCAAGCTTCCTGCGGCTGAATTATGGACTGCACCATTTGTGGTCAAATAAGAATGATCCTCATCAACTGTTATGTCATAAACAAAATCTACATCTTTCCTTTCTGATATTTTGTTTATTTTTACAAAGAAACCTTTGTCTGTTTTGTGCCAAACATATCTATTTTTATTAGAATCTTTTGGAGCCTCTACAGCATAAGATATGCTTTCCTCTGTATGCCCAAGGTGTGTATGAATTCTTTTGTTAATAGAAATCGAAGAAGGCAGTGAAAATCTTAAATAGCAATATTTTAACTGTTCTGCAAGTTTTCTAGAAACAGTAGTTACATTAACTCTGCTTTCCATTATATGACCATCACCATCAATAATGCCGGCAATAAGATATCTCAGCAAAGGTCTGGAAACGCTCATTAAGTCTTTAGGGATATATTTAGTTTTCGAACTAAATTCATATTCTGAAAAAATTGATTTCCACCATATTAAAAGTGGCTTATTTGAGGTTTCGAACTGAACAAGCTTTTTCGTTTTGTGCTCATAAGTTTTAATATAATTAACCCCCAAGCCTTCCAACACAAACTTAACCCTTTTCATTTGTTCGATTTCATCAGAATGAAAACATACTCCCCATTTTCCACTTTTAGACATCCATCCGTCCGCAATCCACTTTCCAAATAACCAAGCTAAATCTTGATCTAACTTTATTTCTTTATTTATATGGTACTTTCTGAAGCTATTTATCTTCCAGTAAGAAATCCAGCTTTCTATGTTTTCAAAAGATCCTCTTATTGAATCAGATAACTTAATTAAACAATCTTTAGTTTTCTGATTTTTCAAATTTAGAGGAAGCCTATTAGCAACTTTTGTTAAAAAGCTCCTGCTAAGTCCGGCCTTCTTGCTGAGATCTCTTATAGAATAATCAAACTCTGAATTTACAGAAATGAGTTCTGTATTTTTTTTAATATTCCAAGTCAGGTTGTTTTCACCTTTAAAATCCAAATTTGGGTAAAATATCCAGTCCCCAACCCTTAAGTCTTCTGCGCTAATCTCTTCAATATCCGAAGTCGGCTTCTTCCAAGAAGCTCTCGCTTTTTTAGTGGAATCAGCCCAATTATTGTAATTATCAGGACGCAAAGCCTTTTGGGCAAAAACCTTATGATCTTTTGTTAATACAAGGGGGTCTGAATCTCCGTAGTATGTCTCTATTTCTAAAAGGTTTTCGTCTACCTCATACTTCATAGTATCTGTAACTTTTCGAATCTTTCCGCTATGAGAAAATAGCTCGTCACCTACTTCTATATGATCAAGCCTTTTGACTTCATTTTTCATAATAACATGAGTTTTTCCAACTAAACAGCCTCTCGCTGGTCCGACAGGCATATGCTCTTTTGCCCAATTTGTGTAGTCTGCAACAATGAGCATGTAAGAAGAGAAATCCTTATCTTCAAGGATGACAAGCTCCTTTTTAACTCTGTCCCAATATTCTCTTTTTTGCTCAAGTGGCAACATTGGGAATATGTTTTTGAACCCTTCCATGCACTTGTAACGAAGATACGCTTTATCCTCTTCGACATGAGCAGCCTTCTTTTCTCTCCAACCAGAGAATGCCTTATAGTCAGGCTCATCTCTAACAGGAAACTTTGGAAGGATCGGTCCTTTTGGCTCAAGATATGTTGGATTCTCACACTCGGCAAGGATCTTCATCGAATTATCCATTCCTTTCTGTGCGATAGCAGGACCAAAGTGAGAGACAATCTCTTCGTGAGTCTTAAGATACATGTCCTGAACTCCGTAACGGAATCTGTCAGGATCATCTACAGCCGCTTTATCTTTCACAGCAAGCATGAAATCATGATACTTAGCGTGCTCTGCATCTCTGTAATGAGCATCGCAAGTGACGACGTATGGAATCCCCATATCGTGAGATAGGCGAACCATTGCAGAATTCAAAGCGCCTTGATCAATAACACTTCCATTTTTATTCGTGTGATATAGGGAGTGCGGCTGGATTTCAAGATAAAAATTATCTTTGAAGATATTGTTAAGCCTATTCATATGGCAAATAGCTTTGGCCTCATCTTCTTCTGTAATCAATGTTTTGGCGATAAGTCCATTGGAGCAAGCAGTAAGGCAAATGACACCTTCATTCCACTTCTCAATGTGTTTCCAAGATACTCTCGGAACCTTTTTGCCCATGTAGCTGTTTACCTGATTCTTGAAGGACTCATAGCTAAGCCTCAAGAGGTTTTTGTATCCTATTTCATTCTTGGCAAGGAAGACCATATGGTTACTCTTCCTTACTGATAAATCGTTAGCGAAATACGCTTCCATACCTGGGATTAACTGTACGCCCGTTTTCTTTGACGCTTCCCATGCATCGAATATTGCGGTCATAGTACCGTGATCAGTGACAGCCACTGCTGCATGATCGATTTCTTTTGCCCTCACGAATAAATCGTGGGTGTCATTCATCCCGTCTAATGGGGAACCCAATTCAGTATGGTTATGTAATGACACGAACGGCGCTGCTTTGCCTGAAGAACCCATGGTTAAACTTCCTTAGTTTTCGTGTACTCTATCAATTTAGAGATTTTTATTGTATCGAGAGAAGTGATTTAAGAACATTCTCTCTGCCCTTTCGGGACTTACGCACTCAATTTGTACGTCAATTCCTTGTATGTTATCTGGAAAATACCATGATTGTGGCGGTGGCCAAACCATGATCTGTTGAGCTTCAGTGTAAAGCAACTGAATGTCAACCTCTTTTACAATCGACGGCATCTCTTCACTTAATTTGAAATGAGCAAAGATTTTCTTATGCCACTCTGCCTCAATTTCCTGAAACTGAGGGATCAAAGCCTTGATCGGTCTCGGCATATCGCCAAGGTATGCTTCCGTCGCATCATGTAACAAGCCCTTCATGGCGTCTTCGTAGCTGCTCGTCTTGCGATATATCTCTTCTGCAACATAAACTGAATGCTCAGCAACAGAATAGAAGCTTTTGCAGTGTCCATTATACCTACATTGGTGCGCCAGAGCATGAGCTATATCTTCTAAGGATATAACCTGCTCACGCTCCGGCTCCAATGGGTATGATATTTGGCCGGTATATGTTTGGCACCAACTCATAATATCTTCTTTTTTCTTAACAACTTCACAATAGCAATAGCCATATCTACGTCAGCAGAATATTCCGTTAAGGATGAACCGTAAATAGAAACCATTTCTTTTCTAATTTCTGCTGCAATACCATGCAGAAGATTGATTTCAAGGATTGTGAAATCTAACTCGCTAGACGGAGTCCCGCTATTAATGAAATCATCTTGAATTTTTCTAAGCGCCTCATCTGCTTCCTCTTCAGTTTTGAAAAGGGCAGATTCATCAAACTCATCGTAAGCAACTCCTGAATCCCAATGATAATCTGAATCAGAAAAAAATACGACATCTTCCTCGGTAAATAAATCACAGATCACGTAACGAGTCAAAAAGAAATCATTCATTTGTTTCTCCGAAAATTGATTTAGCCAACCAAGTCGGCAATGTTGAGATATACCTCGGTGGTGACCTCAGGATCGATGTCGCCCTTGAGCATTTTTTCTGCCGTGGTGATCTCCTTCCTGGGGATTCCGTCGCGCTTAGCGTCAGCCACTAAATCCTTGCGGTCACCAGTGGCATCGTCAAGCTCGCCCTTGTACCCGACGAGTACGGGATTTGTCTCAATGATCTCTTTTCTGCGCTCCTTAAGGGTCGCAATCTCTTCATCAATCCCGGTGATCTCTTCGTTGTCACTTACCGCTTCTTTTAAGGCATCACGAGCAGCCTTTATCGTCTCCGTTACTTCTCCAAGTTCTTTGTAAAATCTGCGAATTGCTTCCGGAGTAATCTCCTTCTTCTCAGACAGATCAACGAGTACCTCATCAAGTGTTCCTTCAGTCATTTTCAGTTCCTATTTCAATTGTTTTTCAGCTTGCTGAGAATCAGCCGACGAGGTCATCGACCTCTATGTCGGCCTCACCCATCGTTAACATCATACGCTCCCAAGACTTGCGCCTCTTAGCGATCTTCTTCAAATATTCGGTCTTCAATGACGCCTCCGTTGTGTGGGAGCCAAGCTCCCCGGATGCATGCCCCTTAACGTATTCGATCATAGACTCTTGAGCCTTCTGCAAATAAGTCATGCCAACATCACCTTCAGCGCCACGTCCAAAGAAATCTGAGATTGAATTATTCTTATTCATTCTTGATGCCAGTTTGCCAATAGAAGGTGGTGTTCCTAATCCTTCATCAGGGACGACTTCAAATCCGGATTCGGATCTTCTATTCTCCTTAAACGAAGGTACAGACGCTTCGAGCAATACCAAGTTAGAACCGGTTCCGTCTGCGCCAGAAGGAATGAGATCATAGTACTGCCCAAGATGCTCAGAGTAAACCTTTGAAAGGCTACTATTGATATGCGAAAGCATCTTTTTCCCAGAGGAAGTGTTTCCATCGATGTGAGTGTCGAAAATATCTTCAGCCCTAATTTCGGCAATTTCGTCTGTGTACTTGTTCTGTGCTTCTTGAACAATATCCCTAACAACCCCAAGTCCATACACCTGAATTACAAACCTTTCTAATAGTTCTTGGTTTGGAGCAACAGAAAGCATGCCAGCGAATCTCTCAACATTTTTGATAAGGTTGAGAGCCTCATTCGGAGCTACAAGAAGTGCTGTCGGATGAGCTTCGGAAATCCATTTTGGCTCAGAAGAACCGAGGGAAGCTTTATTTCTCACATAAGACTTTCCTGCTTTTATGAATAGAGGAATCTGCTTTAGAGCAGACTGAGTTTCTCTAATAGCGTCATCAAAATGATTATTGATTGCATCCTCTTCTTCGCTATTCTTAGCATCCTCAAGTGCATCACCTCTTTGATCTTCAAAAGTATCAAGTTTAGAATAAAGTTCTCGCAAAATTGGGAGATACTTATTTTTTCTTTCCCCATCTTCCTCCTTTGTCATTCTTCCTCTTCTAAAGAGGAAAGAAATATCTTGAGGTACCCCTTCGATATCGATTACGAATCTGAAATCATAAACGGCAGCATCTGCCGCTCTTGTTACTGTGGCAGTTTTATCTCTGTTGAATGGAAGCGGGAACCCTACGAAATCACTTGCATGATCGAGAGGCCAAGTAAGGGATTTGCCTGTCTTACCCATACACATGCCAATCTGGAATTTCGAACTATCGAAACCTGAATCTGGATGAAGATATGCTGGAATGACTTTCTGCTGCCCCGCTCTGTCAAGAACAGGGGAGCCGTCCCTCCTTGTTACCGGTAGCATTGCTGGCGGCAATACTGCCGGTTCAACACCTTCTTCTTCTGACTCATGAAGCTCAGAAGGTAAAGCTCTTCCTTTGCCAGCCCTAATGCCGAATGCATTTGGAATATTCCCTGAACCATAAGTAAGGTTCTCCATTCCGAAATCAACAGTTTGCATTGGGAAAGCAGAAGAGAAAACTGCATGAGCCAACGGGTCACCAGATGTTCCGGACTGCCTAAGAAGTTCTTTCTTAGCTTCGGCCAAACCAATTGGAGAAATTGCCATATTTCTTGCAATAGACATTCTTGCGATAATACCATTATATGCTGCTACAACATTTCTGAGAACAATCCCGTGATTTGCACCCCGAAGATTCGGGTTATCTTCAATTATTCTGAGATCACCACTAGTCAAAGCTAATACTTTGTCAGTTGTAGACAGATCTACTCCAATGTTATATCCGATGTATGCCCCTGGAATACATCTTCCTGGCGCCATGCATTCATTATAAACAACTGCGATTGCATTTGCAAGATATCTTGCGTATGCGACCAAGAATATTTTCTTTCCGTATGCTTCACGAAGTCTTGTTCTCTCCTGACCTTTTTTCTCGGTGCGGTAAGATGCAATCGTGTAAAAAATTGAAAGAACTGGTGTCTTAGAGGCAATCTCTTGCGCTTTAGCCACATATCTTTCATCACTATGAGTGATGTAAGGAATTAGCTTCTGAAAATCTGCTCTATAATCTTCAAAGAATGAAGCAAGTTTTGCATAGACAAACTCAAATTCTGTATTGTCAGAGTCGAGATCGAGATCGAATTCGATATCGTGTTCCGTATCATTTGCAACTTGAACTACAGCATCAACCAATGCCGCTGTAGCTAAAGCTGTTGCTGAACCAACGTAGTCCTCTCCTTGGAAAGCATTTGTCGCTACGATATAGGTCTTGAGCCTTGGGGCGAAAGCTGTTAATACGGCGCTCAGTGCTGCTGAGTCCAAACCGTCATCTTCAGTGTAGAATAATCCATCGATACTAAGAATTTCTTCGGGTACTCCTTCGATTGAGAAATCCGAGTTTGCAACAACTTTGTTGAAAAACTCAGGCTCAATAGCTCTATTATTCCAAGTGATTACAATCTTAAGAGCGCCCCTAAGGGATCTTGCCAAAGCCTCAATGTTGCTCGCGAGGTCCTTAGAGTCAATGCCCTCGATTGCTCTGGAAAGAGTTTCGCTTCCGGCATCTTCATCTCTGCGATAATCCGCAGCAGCTTGTTTTCCAGCAGCGATTTCTTCCTCACTCCCTGAACCAGCCCCCTCCTTGATAAGGTCCGCCAAAAATTGCCCACCAAATTTCACTTTTGAATACTCGATTGATGAAGGAATATCTTCCTGTCCAGCACCAGGGTACTCAGAGAATGCATTCTTCTTGATAAGATCAGTAATACGGGGTGAAAACTTCCATCTGACTGGGTTCCCCAACTCATCAGGGATTACAAATGCTAACTCTTCAACACTGTGATTCTCGCTACCAATATCCTCAAAAGTCTTCAACTCTTCTTCGTCAACAGCTCTAACAATAACTCCAATCCTTTTTGCAGCCTCAAGGCTTTCAATTCCGGTCAAAGCATAAAGTTCTTTGGCCGCAGCATATCCTTTATTGGCGCCCGACATTCTTACAGAAACGTGGGTCTCGCTGAACCCTACAGACTGCTTAAGTGAAAACCTATGACCGTGAGGACACACAAGAACAAGCTCTTCAATCTCAGAGAACTGAGACGGAAGCTGTCTTGCTGCTGTAACGAGCATTTTTTCTATCTTTTTTATTCTGCATTTCTTCAAACGGGCGGTTGTAGCAAGTTCTGGCTCTGGAGCGTCTGCAACCTCTAATGCTTTGATGAGGTCCATGTAGTCAATTCCTTCAAGAATAAGGAAGTCGATTATGTTTTTTGCTGCATTCTTCTGGGAGTTAGTAACACTCTCCCCTGTTGCGCTGGAACCCTTAATTACATTAAGAAGGTTTCTTAAAATGGTATAGATAGAGCCTTCTCCTCCAGAAGTTTTATCAAAAGCGGAGAGGGAAGTTGAGGCGCCACATACAAGGTAAGAGAAAGTCCCATTTTCGATCTCATCATAAGCCGCATATCCTGATGCGTTTGTAGGCGGAACATAGGCTCCACTCCCAATGCCAGACGGTCCAGACTTCGGAATTGCAACGTTTTTATATTTTATAAGATCTGTGGATGATGGATCAACGATTCTTGCCGGACACCTAAAGATCGTCTTAGAGAACTTGTATCCTCCAGACAGGCTCTTCTGTGCCGCAGCTTCTTGTGTTTCATCAAATTCACGAGGGTTCCATGTATACTGTAACACATTTGGATTAGAATTGGAACCATAAGTCATCTTTGACGGATCATCTTCGTAAGGCGACAACTTCAAGCCACAGCCAGATGGAGAAAATGCAGGACCAACCTCTCCCTCTTCTTCTGCTTCATCTTCGCCCCTAACTACGCCTGCAAGATCATAAGCCTGATCGAATGCTTCTTCGAGTTCTCCACGAATGAGAGCCTCGATATCCGGATCGTTCATCACAGCTTCTGCAAATGACAGATTAAGTTCATCAATTTTGTCAAAAATTGCACCAACAGCGGCTTGAGTCTCTGGATCGTCAGGATACTGAAGCTCTGTTTTAATTTTTGTAATCTCATCTTTTGGACTGAATATGTCGCTTTTCGAAAATCCCGTTTCTGCCTCTTCCTTCTGGAATGGGCAAGCATACATGATCGTACTAATGTCCGTCATGACTGGGACGCCTGCGCCTCCCTTTCTTTTGTGCCGTAACCGTACCGCGCCAAGATGAGCTAATGCTCCGGCTCTTCTCTGAAGTCCTTCTTCATGCTCGGCAGGCTCATTGGAATAAAGTAACTCAAGGATTTCTGACCATGTTTTGGAACCTTCGTAGCTATCAATGACAGAACGAGTCCTCTTTAGGAGCTTAGCTTTGTTCGTCAAAGAGCCATCAGCTTTAGTCTCATTCATCTGAGAAGCGTTTCCAATTTTTGAAGAATCCGGAGCAGGATAAGGACCTCCCTCCTCTAAGTGTCTCTCAGTTATGATAAATGATGTTTTTCGGCCATCATCTTTTAAGCGCTTTCCTACAAAAGAATACATAGGAAGGTATGCGCCTCTAGACTGGATTAGATCCAAATCCTTAAGGGGTTTGCCGGACCATTTAATTGGACGAGTACATGTGGGGCATTTAGCAATGTTAACCTTGCTGCTTTCAGATGAACGAAGATCTCTTCTAAGGTTTTGCGCAACAAAGCCTTTCTGGAATAAAACATTACTAATGAAGTTCTTCATCGGATCTGAATCGTTTACTGCCTGATCTGTTGATGTCGCAGAGAGCATCCTTCTGAACTTTGACCACATAAGTTTAAAAATGTATTCAGTAGTATCATCTTCTAAGCTTCGTCCGCCATGAAGATCCTTTCCATAGTCCTCAACAACTGAAGAGTATGTGTCGCCTTCGAAGTCTCCCCATGTTTTTATACCGGCGTATAGCAGACCTACATCTCTAACTGCAAGGTACGATAATCCAAGCACAATTGTCTCACTGAAGAACGCCTTATCCGCAACAAATTGTGGCACAAGCAATTTATCTCTAAGTCCAGCAAGTTCCACTCCAGAAATTGAATTCTCTGGATCCATAATTGCTGCCCTAATTGCTTTCTTAACAAAAAGATCAACACCCTTGATTGCGTAAATCAAATTGTTAAAATCGATAAGTACGCTATTACTAACCTTTGAATCAGCTTTGTCTGAGCCCTTACCTTTTGTTCTGGTCTGTCGATGCCGTTCAATCATTCCAGAAGTAAGTTGTTCAAAATGAACAAAAGCTTTCTTTGCATTGTTCATAACCTGAACAAGAGACTCCTCTGTCTGGCGGATGGTTTCCGTGGTCAAACCTGTCTCGGAAACAATTTCGATTCCCCTTACAATTGCATGAGACCCCAAAGTCTCCATGCTCAACGTTGCAGGAATCTCTTGTACACGAACCCTTGTGTCCATTCTGTTTGCGACATCTTCTTCTGAAAGATTCGTCTCTCCAGCTTTAACAACTTTTGATCCCCTTTTTTTGCTAGGCCCTTTCTTCTTGCTATCCGGATCCGATTCATCCTTCTTGTCAAGAGGGGCATACTTAACTAAAGAATCTAAGAACTCAATAGTTCCCCTGATTTGCTCAGCATAAAGCTCAACATCACCTTCTTCTGTAGCTTCGTGAAGCTTCTTTAAATGAAGGCCGAGGTTCTTAAAGGACATCATAACCCTTTCCCTCTCAGCTTCAGGGTATTTTTGCGTCTTGATTCTCTCAAGGTCTTCTGCAAAGTCAGGCTTGCTTAAGCCTTCTTCTTCTGCCGGCTCTGTAGTCGCCGCCTCCGGAACCTGTTCCCCTTCAGGGATAGCCGCAGGTGCTCTGAATGCATATAGAGATTCTGACAGACTTTCAAAAGGTACTCCCCTGAACTGTCCTTCTCCAATATAATGTGTAATGTATCGTGCAAATCCCTGAACGAAGTTATTGTCTCCAATAACTTCCTTGGTCGCATCAATGACGCTAAGGTCTGCTTGCTGCGACATTAGGTCATGAATGGCTGAAAGAGTAGCTACCGTATCTGCGTACTCTCCGTCTCTCATGCGAGAAAAGATTCTTTCAACCATTTGCTGATTTGCAAAAGTAACTTCATTAGCAATTTTGTGCATATTAATTCGCCTTATGTCAGAATAAAAATATTCAATCTAACAACTATCATTAGTAGTAGTGTAATAGTCATCCCTGAGCTGGGAGGCTATCTCATTGATCCATGGTTTGATTTTATGAAAAGCATCTTCTTCGGATCTGGTCTTTGGAACAAAAGCTACACTGCCTAAGTCAAGAGACATAAAATCGCTTCTGCATTCATTAACCAAATCGATGACCTTTACCTTATCAAACTCTTCAACATGCCGAAACTCATAACCGATAAGTCTGGACAGTACCATACCATATCTTACGTTATTAGAAGAAGAATCCAAGACTGTCCATAAAGGTTTCATCATTAAAGCTTTAAAATAGACTTGCTCATCTTCATACGAAACCCTGATGTTTGAAATACATTCATCAAAAAGAGGGGTTATATTTTGTCCACACGCGCGTATGTGTGCGTGCATGAGGCTCATTTTCTCATTTCCTAATCTCGGAATAGGCAGCATAACTCCGAAGGTTTTAGTTTTTGATTTCCTTCTTTTCTCTTTTGAAAAGCCCGCACCTATAACCTTCTTCTCGTCCGGAGTGAGCCTGCCCACCATAGGCTCTGCGAAGTCGAAATCGCCATTGTTAAATAAGGAAGGAGCATCCGACAGGTCTCTTACCATATTATCAAAATCTAAAATGTTCCTTAGACGATGAGTCTTTCGAAAATAACTATTCTGACCCATTCCGGAATCAAATTCTGACGGAAGCATTTCAAGAGAAACGTTATAGTTTTTGAAAAGGTTGGCAGGAACATTATCCATTATAGAATCCAATCTATCAATCCACGACATAAGACTTTCCTTCGTTAACGAAGCTTCAATTTTAATTTTGGACAGTTCTTCTCTGAAGTATAGACCAAGGGAGTATAGGGTCGCTTGTCTTCTTGCTCTATCTTTAGAGATCATTATTGGTTCCAGCTTATTAAGCTCATCTAATGAAAGCGGCTCAAGTTCCTTCACAACGGTTTGTAACCTTTTTCTCCCCCGTCGCGCCATGTGCTTGCCGAGTTCATAAAAAAGCTCCTCATCCTGAACAAGATTAATCTCTTCAACCTTTCTACCTGTGAACTCGTTGGCAGCATCTTGAATGAAGTCAATTTTAATATTCAACCTTTCTGCCAATTCTTTCTTGGTAAGGCTTTTTGGCTTCTTCACTCCATAGGTTTTATAGAAAAGGCTACGAGAAGACCTATAAATAGAAATGGCCGCAGCAACATCCGCGACATCCTCAAACTCCCATTGATCCAATGGAAGAGAAACGAACTCTCTTTCTATTTCGAGAATTCGTCTCTTGGAGGCTGAGATATCCTTAAGCCTTTCTAGGGTCTTTATATTGAACCTGGAAAGATCTTTTTCAGTATCTATGTACCTCAAGATGTCGTTGTCTGTTACTACGGCCATTCACTTTTATACCATATCTCCGAAGGCATCCATGAAGCACTCGTTCTCAGTAAGCTTCTTGAGTCGCATACTTGCGGCCCATCCCGTCAATCCTACAACTGCTGCTGCCTTTTTAATTGGGTAATCTTCGTAATAGATGAGCTTCATGATAGTGATAGTGTCTTCATCAATTTCACCCTCAAGACTTTCAAGCGCAAGCTGAAAATCCTTATCAGCAAACGATGGTCCAGTCTTTCCGTACAGTCCCTCTTCCTCTGCGACAGTATTCTCGAACATCATAGATGGGTCTACAACACTATCTGGGGTACAGGCACTAAACAGAATCTCTTCCCTTACCTTTCTGATCTTACCGCCACCAACATTAGAACCCTTCTTCTCATATAGCGCAAAAGAATCATTGGACATTTTATTAACGCTTCTTAACTTAGAGATAAGCTTATTCTTAAGATGAGTCTGAAGGAATGAACTAAGCTTTGTTCCTCGTGCAGGGTTGTAAGAACAGACCCCCTGGATCGCCATAATGGTTAATTCTTGTTTGATATCCTCAAAGGTATATCCAGCAATATATGTCTTGGAAGACATCTTATTCAAGAGCGGCTCAATCTTCTTTAGCACGCTATCCAAACCAACACCGGTTTCGGTGTTCACATAGAACGTCTCGTCATATACTCTAACTATGCCCTCGAAAGAAGCTTTCTTCCCTTCTTTAGCAACCTCTATTTCGTTCTCAATCTTATTCAGCTCTTCGTTCAATTCTTCTGTTAACTCGTCCATTTATTCTCCTACTTGAAAATGTTGTCCCCTACCCAATTTTGGCCTGCTGTGTCTAACTCTAAGGATGGGCCTTGGCAAATTGATTGGTAATCGCACCAGTTGCAGAGGATGGTTGGTTTCTTTTCCCAATTCTCCCCAAGAGTGATATCGGTTCCGACTTTGGCAATCGTCTCCCGAGTCTTCTGAAGATCTCGCTCTGAGAACTCCCAGGTTTTCAATCTTGAGTTGTGCTTGAGTAAGCAATACGAACCTCTTATCCGTTCTACATCTGGGTAGAGTTCCTTCAATGCCAAGCCATATAAGAGTAACTGAAAAGGCTTTAGGTATTTCGGGTTTTTGTTTGTTTTATAGTCAACTACATGGTAGTAGCCCGGCTCGATCACATCGGTCCTATCGATGAATCCTCTTAATAGGTTGCCGTCGAGCTTAAATTTGAAACTTCGCTCCACATCAACTACAGGTGGCAGCCCCTCTCTCTTAATCATGTCCAGGTAATTCTGAAGCACTTGCTTAAGTTCGGGAAAATCTGGCTTAAGAATCTGCGCATTGTAATTCTTAACTGCGGCCTTCAAAGAGTCTCTCATGAGATACTTGTACTTCTCAGGTTCCACAACGTTGTCCATTAAATACTTATGGAAATTTTCTAACGCTTCGTGAGCGCATTTACCAAACTCAAGGAAAGACCAGTCCTTTGCCTCAATGTCTGGCTTAACGATGTATCTATAGTGATACTGCTTTGGGCATTTTTGAAAACACCCAATTGATGATGCTGATAACTTTAACATGTTTTTCCTCAATAAATCTTGGACATCGATCTGCTCTCAATCCACTTGAAAACAAATCCCGGTTTGGACTCGGCTTTTATACATTTTGGCTGAACCGATTGAACAGATTTAATCCACCTATTGTCTCGACTCTCTCTATAATAAAAAACCGCTTTCCCTGTTTTCGGATTGTACATCGCTCTAACAAAATTGCCAGAAACCAATGGACGCTCAATGATGTGATCGTTGTAAAAACTACTCGATGGGTCAATCGTACCGTGTGGCCTATTAATGATTCTAACAGCTTGAGAATCTAAAAGAGCCTCAGTCGAACCATCGATAACTATCACCTTTGCATTAGGGAAAAAATCGCTGTCATGAACCGAAGAGATATCAGGTATCTCCGTGCCACCACTCCTATCTGGAATGTTGATGAAATCATGAGTCGTTTCAGTACTCAAACTACCGCTGGCTAATGGCTCTCCAAGACTATTGGTAGTGCTTGTTATGATCATAAGATCTAAAAACTCTATAGTGGTTCTTTGAGACTCCTGACCATTAGTGTCCTCAGAGAGGTGATCAACAAAATTGTCATACTCTCCTGCCGGAAGAATAACGATACCTTCACCACTTACATTCCTCGTCCTCGCCAAAGCCGAAGAATCCGTTGAGTAATCCTCCTCAAGGATATCAGATTCCTCTGAACCAGAAATAGCCACAGCACTTAAAGTGAATGCTTGACCATGAGTCGGAAGATATACCTTGCCAACCGCGATTAAATCCGCAGCATCTGGTCCGGTCCCGTCCACTGTATAGAAAACAGTGGCCGGTTCATTGGTCTCAAACTCAACGTACTCTGGTACACCAGATATAATTGAGCTATCACTCTCTGTCATTGTAAGAAGTAAAGTCATTTTTTATTGATCCTCAACTAGGAAACGACTTTTATTAGTAGATTTAGATGAAATCTCTGATATAGAGAAAATAAGCTTCAAACTCACCATCTTCATCTTCTGCGAAATATTCGCCACCCCAAGACGTTTCTTCTTTTCTGAAGTTCATAAGTGTCGAATCAATATCCATTCTGACATATCCCGTCTGATTCTCTTCAGAAACAAGAAGCACCTTATCTTGCTCCAACCCTTTCAACTCTTCTATTAGTTCTTTTACTGTCATAATTACCTCGTAATAAAATTAACTGTACTTTCGCCACTTGATTTTGTCACATCGATAATACTATCAAATCGTTCCTTTAGTGTATCATCATGAGTAATTACCATGATTTTGTAACGATCCTCCAATGACTTAATGACATTGATGAATAGTGTCTCGATACCATGCCTGTCAAGCGGTGAATTAATCTCATCAAGAAGGAGAAATTCTAATGCAGAGCCTCCATGTCTCGACGATATTTCGCTTAATGCGATACGGATGGCGAGGGATACGCGAAATTTTTCACCCCCGCTCAGCGACTTGAAGTGCTGGACCACGCCATCCTTTTTCACTCTGAGATCTAAAGTATCAACCATAGTAACTCCATCAGAACCAACTCTCTGAGTTTCAATGATGATTTCAAAATGATCTGTACATATCGAGTTCAGAATCTTATTACAGGTGTTCTCAAGGTCTCGAATAACGGCATTCAGAAGGATGGTCTGGATTCCGTTTTTGCCAAAGATTTTATAGAGTTTGGTCAAAACATCAATTCTATCTCTTTTGATCGAAAGCTCAACCTTTGACTCTTCCATCTCTTTAATCTTAACCTTGCAGGTAGCTACCTTTTCCTGATAAATGCCAACGCTCATGTTAACCTTAGCAAGAGAGGCATCCAGGGCCGTTTTGCGAATCCTTAGCTCCTCAATCTGCTTGCGCAGGTTGTTGAAGTCGTCGCTCCTTAACGATGCCAGGATGCGTTCGTTGGTTACAATTGATTCACGATTTTTTTCAACGGAGCCGACAGCCTCTTCGTGCTGTTCGGAAATTGCAATAAGGTGCTCTTTAGCAATCTTTCCCTGCATCAATACGTTCTTGATAGTGTTGAGCAGAGAGTCCTTCTTTCTTTTGTCACGAAGGGACTTTTCATAAGTTTCTGAACGGACTGTTAACTCCCTCAGCTTATTGTCTGCAAAAACCTTTTTGCGCCTATATAACGTGACCGCATCTTCATGCTCACTTACAAGGCGTGCGTGTACGTCTGCGTCCACGACGCTGCCACAAACGTGACATTCTCCATCAAGGATATGAGTATTTTTAAGATCAGAAAGCCTATCCCTTGCAGATGACGACTCAGCTTTATGAGTCGTTACTTCTTTTCTAAGCTCCTCAAGAAGCTTCTCTGCATTATCGACAAGGATGATGGAGTCAGCCTGCCGCTGAATATCAGACTCTCTTCTTTCAAGACCTGCAACTTCCTGTTCGAACTTCGCAACCTTTCTTGCGAGATCCTTTGCCTTAATATTTTTATCTGCAAGCTTCCTTTTAAGCCTATCGATATCTCCAGATACCTTATCCCATTGGTCAGTATCAAGGTTCTCTTTCATCTTGCTGTAAGCCTTAGCGAATTTATCAACCTTCTTCTCTACGTCAGAACGTTCCTTAGAATCTTGCTTAGCGGCAACTGCCGCTTCTTCATACAATTCCTCATACTCAACAAGGTCCTCTACGAGCTTATCATAATCTTTACAAAGGGCCTCAAGGACTTTCGCCTCACCTTTTGCAACTCTAAGCTTTGACTTAGTCTCTACCTCATATTCGTCCCATTTTGAAATGTCGATAATCGACTTAAGGATTTCCTTTCTCCTTCCTGGGTCAGACTCTGCAAATTCCGAGATATCATTCTGTCTAAAATAGGCCGAGTTGATGAAGGTTTTATAGTCGAATTTAATTCTCTTCATAATCTCTTCATTCGTGAGCTTAGAAGTAGAACGAGATATATCCATCCATTCGCCACATTCATCTTGAATGTCGAAAGCAACAGTGGATGTCGAGGACACTCGGCTTCTAAGTCTACGAATCCTGTAAGTCTCCAGATCATGAGAGAATGTCATAGTGACCATGCACTCATTCTCTCCCCACATGATTATATCATTCATAGCTGCGGCTCTTGACTTATTAAAAAGGCACCACAGCAACCCTTCGAAGATGGCGCTTTTACCGCAACCATTCGATACGTCGTAATCTCCCTCTACGTTACCAATAAGAAGTGCAGAATTGAACTGTGTAAAGTCAATCTCGCTCTCCTTATGGGAGAAGAAGTTTTCAAGTTTCAGAAATAGTGGAGTCATTCGTTCCTACAATAAGTTTTGCCTCTTTGAGGAGCTTTGCTTTTAGCTCGTCATCGTATGGCTGGCTATCAATAAAAGCCTGAGTTCTTGACATATCGTCCTTATGCTCAAGGACAGCACTGTCTCTGACCATCCTATTAAAAATAGGCTCAAGCGTCACCTTCGAAACGAAGTAGGCACCAAGATCATAGAGCATATCTCTGATGTCTGTCCTCTTAATCGTCGGAAGAATCTTGCCCTGTAAGGCGATATTGTATCTTACAATCTTATCCTTGAAATCTACTTTCGAAAATTCATCTTTCAGTGCTTTCCAGAAGTGCTCGGTGTCATACATTGACAGATCAGTAGTGCCATTGAGCAGTTCGCGAACAGGAGTTTTTATGAATTTCACTTTCTTCTTCGCAGTGTCGTACTCTACGAAATACTTCTTAACCTTTTCATCCCCGAAGTTCGACTTCTCCATCGAACCTGCATAGATTGCAATAGGCTTTATTTTCCTCAGAATCTTGAAACCATGATAGTGACCCATCGTCACCATGTCACAACCATCGAAAGCGTTAAAGCTTGGCAAAACTTCTAAACCGCCATAATCATTGTAGGAGTTCTCTTTGAAAAAATTATGACCAACGGCGATGATTGGACTATCTGGATCACAAGCTGAAACCAGTTCCTTAACCTCTTGCTCATACAGCAATGAGTCTTCCTCCGTTGTGGATCCTTCGTACATTTTTCTATCTCTGTAAGGGATGAGCACAACCTGTAGGTGTTCTCCGCCCTTCTTTAACTCAAGAATCTCCGGCTCAAGTGCAATCTTAACGTTCGGATAATACACAGCAGCCATAGAAGAGATCGCACTTGTGAAAGTGTTACCACTTCTACGATAGTCGTGATTGCCCATGATTACAGCAACCGCTACGCCAGCTAAGGATAGGCGCCTGAGCGCATCATTAAAGATTGACATATGCTCTGGCGATGGATTTCTTGATTCAAATACATCACCAGTTTGTATGAACAAATCAATACCACTATCAATGCAGTAGTCTACAATATAATTAAGTGTTGCCTTGTAGTCATCGACCCTTGTGTTTCCACCTTCGGGCTTAGAGCTACCTAATCCAAAAATAGCACCGATGTGAGTATCCCCCAGGATTGCTACTCTCATATAGAATACCTCTTCTTAAATGTCTTTTTGAGTGAAATCAGAAGGGCTCTTGTTTTCGCCACATCAGTGGATTCTATGCCTTCCAAATACTTATCTGTCTTCTTCATTATACCGCTTATCCACTTCAAATCCTTACTGTTTTTCAACATTTGGACTCTAAAAAACTCAGATATTTCCATCAATACAACGAAGTTCGAAGCTTTCCCAATGAAGGTGGTTTTTTCACCAGAGGGGATTGCCCTCTCTCTCAAAGTTCTGAAGGCTTCTCCGAATTCTATATTGTTTACCAGCATATAAAAATCAAGGACATTGGATGATGCGCCACATCCGTAGCAATAAAAGTTGTTATTGTTGCTATCGATGTATAAAGAGGCTGTCCTTTCGTTGCCACCCTTGTGATCCTTTGCAGGACACTTACATCTCAGGTCAAAGTTTCCAGATACACAGTCTTCCATTGAGAGACCGGCCTCTTCTGCGAGCTTAACAATGCTAACAGTCTTTATGATGTCTTGTTTGCTCGCAAATTTCTTCATCCAAATAACCTTTTCCATACCGAAGGATTAATTTCTTTGTAGATATCTAAAGAAACCTTTTTGGCTTCTGCCAAATTCCCGATATATGGACTTCTAAATAACATTGGGGTGGCGCGGCGATGATCCATATATAAACCAGTACCCACATCACGTAGCTTCTCTGCACCTTTCTTGTCAAGGATAATCATGCTATCCCTGTACGACGCCACCCTTAGGGCTATCCTACCCGAGAAATTAGCTTTGATCAATCCTGGGATTACTTCTGATGATGGCCTCTGAGTAGCCAAGATAACTGAGATCCCAGCAGCCCTACCTTTCTGAGCGATGACACAGAGAGGCTTCTGAATCTTCTTATCCTGTAAGATGATATCGGCCCACTCATCTACAACTATGACCACAGGACGCATAGGCGTGCGTGCGTTCGAGTTATATGACATTACATCTCGATAACCTTTATCTCTGAGGCGCTCGAACCTATTATTCATTATCTCCGTAACCGAATTAATAATGCCATAAACACCCTTAACACTATGCTCAATGCCCGAAACGGTTCTGAGATCCTCGTACATATTAAACTCTACCATCTTGGGATCTACCAAGTATAGTTTGGAGTTCTTCTCTATTAGAGACAGGATGATGGAGTGCAAAAGCATGCTCTTGCCTGCGCCTGGAGTGCCTCCTATTAAAAGGTTCGGCAGAGTCTGAAGGTCGATACCAAAAGGCATGCCACAATTATCTACACCCAAGGAGACAGGCGCGTAGCCTTCCCCTCTGATACTCCTAAGCTCCGCATATGGAGTGGACGCTAAAGATACCTTCTGCACCTCAATGCGATAAATGCCTCGTTCCATAACCGGATAACCGATTGGGCAAGCTTTGGCTTTTAATGTCATGCCGAGTTCCGGCAGGACTTTTTCTAACTTAGAATACTTCACTCCATCCATCAATCTGACTTCGTATTTGTCGATGAAGGGTGTCTCTTCTAATGTAATGTTATCAACTTTAATTTTGGCTAACTCAAGCAATTTTTCAAATTCAACAGCTTTAGAATTCAAGAGTCTTCATCTCCTTTAACGTTTGAAAAAGGTGTTCTTATCCTTTGGTTTAATGTGCTGCATTATAAGATTCTTTGCAAATCTATATTTTTCAGCTTCGGTAACAAGCGCAATGTAAACAGTGTCCTTCTTGTATTCTTCTTCCGCAACACCAGCATTTTTAGCAAGAGCGACATATTCGTTGATCTTCTCTTGTTGCTGATTATGTTGCGCCTCAGTTATTCTATAGAACTCACTAAGGGTCATTACTTTGCCTTCGTTCTTTTCTTTGCACCCTTAGCATTGGCCTGAAGTTTCATAAGCTTTACTTCATTCTGCTTAAGCTCCTTCCTCACTTTTATGATCTCATTTTTGAGATAAAGATTTGAGCGGAACAATAAACTAATGAGCCCGAATATTCCTGCTCCCGGCTCATCCATCAGAGAATCCAAATCGCTTGCGCCTCTAATCATCTTATCAAGAGCGTGTTGCTCTCTTTTCTTGTAGGCTACGTTCTGATTGTCTGGATGAACGCTATCTTTAAGGACAGCTTTGTATTCATCAATCGCCCTCAGCATATCTGTTTGGGCGTCTCTAATTTTTTTTGACTCCATATATTTGGAGCTTGGTGTTTCAGCCATGTTTAGTGTAATCCTCTTTCATAATTAAAATCATGTAGTGCCCACATTTTCTATGCATTTGCATAAAACCCTGTATGTTGAAAAGCATCTTCTGTGGTATAGCACCATAATCCCGATGTATCATTGCTAATGTATTAGCAACCTTATTCCTATTATACATGGCCTTTTCAAATAATTCACATGGGCCTTCGAGGAATTGTAATAGCCTAGCATAAGTTCCGTCGCCAAGCTCTTCAAGGTCTATAACGACATTTGATATCCCCGTACAGTTGATGAACCCATCTTTTCCGCAGTGTCCATTGCATCCGAGGATCAAATATGCTTCTAATTTTTCCACGTTGCTCCCCTTGGCCAGCAGGGGCGAAAAACCTTACCTGCATACTTATAACCCCTTGTGGGAAATTTAGAAAACTTCGCTCATTCGTAGGCAAAGATATCTTAGTAATACCAGGTTAGTTCTGCTTTGATAAATTCAGCCCGACCCCTGTTAGTACCATTATCAAAGTCACCAATGCCAGATGAGAAACCTGTAGTTCCAGTCATTCTTATACTTAAAAGTCCGACACCACTTTTGCCTAAAGTCTGCTCCGGCCAAGTCAGAATGTAATATCTGTTAGGCCCTGTTACAGCAGTGGAAGCCACCGCGATACCTGTTGTCCAAAGATTCATACCGGAAGCGGTAATATCTTGGTCATCTTCAATCGTTCCTTTATCAACGTTGTCTGCTTGGGTCTCATTAGAACCTATTTCCAAACTGATTGTAAAAGTAGGATCAGGATTTAGTGCTGCGAGATAAGCTGTTCCCTGATCTGCTGCAATGAAGTATGATTTAAACACAACCTTATCTGGCCTATCTCCAAATGCATTCTCCGGAATAGGTACAGTCGCATAAACATAATCATCATCAGCAACGATCTGATAGGTATATGACAAATCACTGCCGCCACCATCTGTATAATGTCTTGTCTGTACTGTGCCCCATCCGGCCGGCGAATTACCATTAACCCAAGCGTCAAGACCAAGAAGCTGATACGTCATAGAGTGTTGTGCTCTAAACTTAACTATGTCACCTGATGCGTCACCAGTGATGTCCATACCATAACCAGCTTCAAGAGTTACGGTATCTCTCGCAAGATCCGACTCAAGAGGGCCTGTTCCTGAAAACTGTCCCGTCTCTCCGGACGTTGCTCCCATGGCCACAATTCCAAAACTCTGTGCAGTGCTGCTAATTGTAAGCGAATCATTTGTTAAGTCTGTGAGAATATCAATTCCGGAACCAGCTTTGATATTAACCGTATCTTCAGATGAATCTGCTTCAATGTCTCCGGCACCATCGCCTGAAACCGAGCCTCCATCTGCCGAGAGTTGTAGTGTCGAATAACCAATGGGTTGATCGATGTCAAGGTAGTAATACGTTGTCCCATCGATGACTTCCGATTCCGGAATGGCATCTGAGGCATCTGTGAAACTTGCAACATTTCTTTTCGTAACCGCATCATCAGCTAAGTTCGAATTCGTTAACTGGTCGGTAACGTGATTTACAAGATGTACTTTCTGAGAATGACCATCGGCATTCTCCCCATCATGGACGTGTCCTGCTACGCGAGGATCATCTGCGTCCAATGCATCACCTTCCGTCGTGCCGTACAGTCCGCCATACATTGCGTTGGCGAAGTCTGCGGTTACGATGGTCTGTGACCTTACAAATTTTGTCAATTTAGTTGAGCTGTCTGTTGCCATAGTAATCCTACCTCTTCAGTCTTATTCTGAATCTTCACTATAAGACAGATCTTTTAGTAGTTTTTTCACAACGTTGCTCGTCTTAAACCTCATTGACTTATAAGGCTTAAGCATCATCTCTTCTTGATTTTTTGGATTTCGAACAGGACGTGACTTATGCTCGTACAAATAAAACTTTCCAAATCCTACGATTGAGATGTCCTGTCCCTTCTTCAGTTCTTCAAGCACAATGCTGAAGAGTTTATCCACTACCTGATCAGCCTCTTTCTGTGTTAGGAGTGTGCTTTTCGCTAACTTTTTGGCTAAGACTTTCTTGTTTATCATCATTTTTTCCTATTTGATAATTACATATCTTTTCAATATGCGTTAGAAAATCTGTCTCGCCAAAAATGTGCTTTAATCTATTGCACCAATGACAACACGCATCAACATTTTCTATCAAGTAGCCTTGGTTGTTGTCTATTCTGTCTAAACTAATCGGAGTAACGCTTACTCCGCAGTATCGGCAAGACTTACCGTGAAAGGAAAAGAACTGTTCTCTGCTAAGTTTAAACTCTAAACTTCTGCGGCGTGCGTCCCTCTTGTATTTTTTAAATCTACTTTCGGGTTTATGGTCAGAAACCTTTCTATGATCTCTGTAGCAACCAACACAGGTTCCTCTTCTTTTTCCTTTACCAGAACGGTAATAATTTTCTAATGGCTTTGGTTCGCCACATTTTTTGCAAACTTTCATATTTTACACAACCAATACAGCAGGCAATAAAACATTTATAGAATATGGTCTGAAAAATTACCTGAATACTTTTCAGACTTTTTCAAGTCGTTATCTATATTCGATCCCATCTTTTCATACTTCTCGCGAATTCGAGAAATTTCTTCATCAGACATATTCGATACATCTAAACCGTAGTTCTTATACATCTTGATGATCTTCTTCGTCAAGACATCGAGTTTGCTTTCAGACATCATCATAATCCTTACCCTAACGGTTTATTATTTACGTTAACGAGGACTCTCTGACCCTTCTTTGCACCCGCTGCCTTCACAACTGTGCGGAGGGCGCTTGCCACGCGACCTTCCTTACCTATAAGCTTACCGACATCGTCTTTGCCTACAGTAATCGTGAACAGAAGTCCACTGTCAGTTTCTTCCTCGACAATCTCTACCGTGTCTGTGTTGTCAACAATTGAGGACACCACACCTTCGACTAATTCTCTGATCGATAACATCATCCGTTCTCCATGATATCCACAACTTTTACCCCAATGGATTCTTTGGGTGGGATTACTATGTGAAGCAAGCCATGCTCAATGCTGGCCATAGCTTTATAACAATCAAATGCATCTGAAATAGCATGACTAACTTTGAAGCTTCTGCGAGCAATTCCTCTCGAAATGGCGCCCTTCTGAATAACCTGCTTAGCAGTTTTTGTATATTCATCCATAGCATCATCGCTCTCTTTAATAACTGGCTGCTCAGGTGATACCTCAGCAATTCCGTTACTGGAAATAGTCAAGGTGCTCGATGCGATTTGTACCAAAAGGTCTTTTGGACCGTATCCGGCAAGCGCAAAAGACATATTAAAACCTCTTTCATCAACCCACTGGTCATTCTTTGGAAAACAATTTACAGAAACCCTGGCCGACTTGCAGGTCACATTAAAAAATTTGTCATCTTCCCACAATAATCTCATTACTTTTTCGGGAACCGAATATCTCATTATTCTTCCTCATCATCTATGTATTCAACCTGAGCTTCCTTTACAGTGATTGATGCATGGAGATATTCCATAACACTCCCAAATGTATAACTCAGTAAACTAACTACTGCGCCACCAGCAATTAAGCCAATGCCTGTGTAGCCAAGTGATAGTAAGGCTCCTACCCAAAAACCAGAGCAAAGCATGCATCCCAATAAGCCGGACAGAAAATCAGACTTACTTGTCAACATATCTCTAACCCTGTCAAGGATTGATGCGTTAACCACAACATTAGTTATACCTGTGCCAATAAGAATAAACAATATTAGGTTAACAAATGTCATGTGTTTTCCTTTTGATTATCAACAAATAACGCCGTACCTTCAAGGTTCGAATCTAGGTATTCAATGGCAGAGCCACCGTACAATAAAATCCTATATCTTGAAGCCCAAATCTCTTCATCTTCTGAGTAGCGTTGGGCAAACTCACCTTCTCTTGTAGGTTCCAATCTTAGATAACCCTTAAAGCCTCCGTTTACTTCGGATAGCTTGATATATAAAGCGTTACCTTTAATAGAAGTCGAATCGATCACGGCAGGGCAAATGTCCTCTGCGAGATCCTCAACATCATCAGCGAAGGCTGAGTAATCAGCAATTATCGCACCGACATATTCATCGAAAAAATTCTTAACAGGAATGAGGTCTATCATTAAATCGTCTGGATACTTCTCATCTATATCAATCTTAACATCAAAGAGCTGCTCCAACACTTTTTCGCTGGTCCTAACTAAATGAAGCCTGTTAGCCTCAGAAATCTCTCCCCATGGCGGCCCAGGCTCTTTAGTTTGCGGAAGCAAATGTTGATAGTTATCGTAGAACAATTTGGCTAACTGCTCTCCGCTAACCGAATTAACGGGTAGCTCGTGAGACTCTACGCCGTCAGCGAAATCCATCGCATCAATCGCAAAATCTTCCTCCGCTAAACTGAGATCAAACGTTAAGTCATTCTTGATCCTCTGTTTTATGTTGCTCAAGCGTCTTACGCATTTCTTGAGCAATCCAAATATGTTCGGTTTGTGCATGTTCAGAATCCCTTAGTCTTAGATAATTATCATAAAAGTCATCTAAGTAATAAGTGATGTAGAGTTCCGTCATCCGCCCTTCTGGAAGAATGAATCTGGCTACCTCTCGCATCCTCTTATACTCATCATTAGATATTACCTCATCATCACGAGATTTCTTTGCTTTTCTCATAAATTGTAGATATCTTGCGATACATGCCTCAGCAGAACCCATATACTTATCGAGGTTTTCTCCCATACGTGCAGCGATCTCTGCACAATCGTCAGGCGTCTCGAACAATTCCTGCCTAATCGTCTTGTACCTGCCGCTCACCTGATTATATGAACCGCTCCTGTGGCGCAGGATCTGCACTGAGATCGACAGCGGACACTTCACTCTCCATGATGCTCGACTATGTTCTCTGGAACCACCGTCGTGAAACTGTACCAACTGAACGGACATGTTATGCTCGCCTAAAAGATCGGCCTCCAACTCTTCTGCGAAGTGTTCCTCAATTGGACCAAAGCTGGTGAGAATCAGAGCAAGTTCTGGGCGTTGCTCTGCAAAAGCGTCCCAAAGTATTCCAAAATCAACATCATCGTCCTCTCTTGGTGTAAGGGTCATCTTGCAGAAATTCAAAAGATCGATTGTTGCAATAGCGTCATCATCTTCTAATGTAAATTTCGCAAATTTGTTTACTGCGAAATCAAGAAAAACATCTTCTACCTCTCTATTCTCAGCATCTACAAAGTCAGTGAACGTAAGAGTTATTCCCTCTAAAGGAGAGGTGTGATGATGTTCCACAAGGAACTGCACAACTCGAATCTTATCCTCATGCGTGCGTGCGTTTGCGCGCATCTCATTTACGGTTGATATCCATGCAGAGTGAGCAATGAAATCAACATCCCCTGTTACCTTTAACTTCATGATTCCTCCGGTCTAACTACCATCAAGAGTTCTTTCTCTCTATCAAAATATCTCTGAGCAGACTCTCTGATGTCCTCTCTGGTTAAGGCAGCTACGCCCTCTGAGACTGCATCAATATCGCTGAGCCCAAAGAAGGCCCTCTTGGTTGCCCAACTAACTGCACTCTTGCTATTTTCTGCCAAAGAATATGTCTGTGCTCTAAACTGATTTTGAGAACGAAGAAGCTCCTCTTCGGTGATTAATTCATTCTGCATCTTTTCAACTTCGTCATTCACAAGTCCAACGAGTTTATCGACATTCTCCGCCCTTGTTGAGGAATTGATAACGATAGATCCCTGATCTCTAAACGCAACACCTCCTGCATGAATGCCATAGCATAGACCATGCTTCTCTCTTATATTCTCAAAGAGTCTGCTGTCCATTCCACTTCCAAGGATTGAAAGCATAACGGAGTCTGCTGCCTCGTTATCAGTACCATAGGTTCTGCCAGGATAACACATCCATACATATGCGTGCTCGATCAATGGCCTTGTGAGATTCATCTGCCTTGCCCCTCCATATTCCGGAGAGTAAACAGGAACATTATGAGCTACATTTTTCGAATTTCTTCCGAAGTATTTTCTCATCAGCTTTCCGGCCTCTCTCTTGCCAAGGCAGGAACTCATCGCAACAACAGCATTCCTTCTGCTGTAGAATTTCTTGTAGAACTTCTTAAGCTCTGGAAGAGTAAATCCTTCGATTGACTCCTTAGTTCCAATGACTGTAGAGGATAATCTGCCAGTGAAGAAGTCTCCAGCAAAGGAGTCCCAAAGGAAAGTGTCAATACTTGCCTGCCCCTCCGCTTCCTCCTCAAGAACGACCTCTCTTTCCTTCAAGAATTCATCCTCTGGGAAAGTAGAGTTGGTGGTGATGTCGGACAAGATAGCCATGGCCTGCTCAAGGTTCTCATAAGGCACTGTGATGAAGTAACTAACCATCTCATTCGAGGTAAAAGCATTAGTGCTTCCGCCTAAAAGGGCAATCTCTCTTGGTATCTCAATACTGGTCCTCGTCTCCGTACCTTTAAACATCATGTGCTCTAACATGTGTGCTAAACCAGGAGAAAACTTATCCCCTTCTGCTCTTGCTCCACCATCAAATGTGACCATGATGGTAGCCATCTTACTCGGAACCTTTTCATAAATTTGCAACATTTTTCACTCCGTAAATGTATTGTTTTTCACCCCGCCCTCAAGCGGGGAAAGGGGTAGAGACCCGGAAGTCTCTACCCCTTTGTACTCAACCTAATTCATTAAGCTGTATAACCCTTCCGTAAGGGGGCGGGTCAGCCCATGACGAATTGCGCGACAGAACCCACATCATTCTACAGCGTGGAGCGACAGGGAAACTGCACTCTCCATCTGTCATTACGATTAGTCCATCATACTTAAGATCATCAGCCATTCTGATAGGGGGACCGAAATCGGTTCCGCCTCTGCCATGCACTTTGATGCTGGCATTTTTCCTTGTGAATTTCTGAGGTTCTCCATGACATACCGCATCGAATGGAATTACATCAACCTGAACCTTACCTACCATTCCCGTCACTTCATCAATAAACATCTGAAGCTCTTTATCAGATACTGAGCCGGAGCAATCCAATGCGATTAGAAGCTTACTGGTATAACTCCTTTTCGTTCCAGGCTGGAGATACTTGTAGCGCCTGTTGGGACGCAGCCTTGTACTCTTCCTCCCGCATGAGACAACCTGCCCAATAAAGAACTTAAGCTCTCTTTTCCAATTTACTAACGGCTTATTCGCCGCCATAATCTCTTCATGCAAATTCCCCGGAACCTTTCCCCAACCGACAGCATCCTGCGCCCTCATAGCCTCTTCTGATAAGTTACGAATCTTCTCTTTGATGATATCCTTCTGAGTCTGAGTCATATCTTCCCACATAGAGTGGTCGTCAAGTGCCTCTCCCTCAAGGGACTTAAAGAATGCATCAGCGATTTGTTCGTCAGTCATACCCTCCATCTGCTTCTTCATTCTCTTCGTCATCTCTTCACGTCGCTCTTTTAGGAGCTTGTAGTAAAGTTCTGCCGATTCATTCGAAGGAAGACCTTCCTTTTCGGGGAAATAAGCCCAACTCGGAATACCTTCGAGCTTGGGATTGATGGTCAAATCAGCCGCAATGTTATACATCTTGAAATTGGAACCGAAGTCTCTACCTCTGGTAAGGTGCTGAAGCAGAATGTGCATGGCTTCATGCTGTAATACTGCTCGCAACTCAATAGGATTTAGACTAAGCGTAAACTCGGGGTTATAGTATAGTCCGAGTTCAATCTTATTGACCGGACCAACACCCATCGTTGGAATGTTCCATGACTCAACCTTTCTAAGGTTAATGAGGGGAATGTAAAAGAGTGGAAAAGATAAAGTTAATCTTGAGATTCCAATTTCAAGTCTCTCAAGCCCCTCTCGGGACATAACCCTTCTTGCCGCAAGCAACTCCTTTTGAAGCCTTACCTTCTCTTCGTTTTCTTCCAGCTCTGTCTTTTCCATTTCACTCATTTACGCATCCTTTTTTCTGTTGGTCGCATAAAGCTTTGTTACAAATTTCACGAAATCAGGATCGGTTTTCCTCATCTGAGAAAGATGCTTTCTAATTGACTTTGATCGACCAGCTTCCATCCATACGGATGACGCAATCTCTCTCGGAAGTATTCTCAGAGCCTTCTTCAGGTTCTCCAACTGCTCAGGCAGAATGTCCTTGTCCATAGTAGAGATAGCTCTACCAAGACCTCTCGCAATTGTCGCCATAGCCGAAGGGTCACCCTTCATTCTGTCAAGATCCTCTCTGATCTCATCAAATTTATTCAGAATGTCATCACCGCTGATAAGCTTGAAATCCTTGAGATAGAATTCGGTAAATCTAATTCCTGCCGCTCTGCCAATCCAACCAAGACACAACTCTGTGATTTTGCCAGGATCCTTTGACTCCCAAAGACCAAGATGAGTCATAGCCTGATTAAACTTATCCCAACTTCTACGAGAAGGATATACCATACCCTGCTTCAGATCCTTTGGAGGGTCAAGATACTCTGGGCTAGACTGAATGAACTGTAGGATAGAGCCGTGAATGCCGGCTTCCTCTGCCCAGTCAAGCCACTCGTTTACTTCCGGATGGAAATCAACGATATAGAATCTGTCAAAAAGGGCTGGATCAAGCTCGCTGACCTGATATCTTTCGTCGCCGTTGATTGCAACAACAACTCTCCATCCGTCAGGAAGATAATCTCCATCAAGCCTTCTATCAAGAACGATCTCGAAAACAGCCTGCTGCACCTCATTGTTAGCTCGGTTAAGCTCATCGAAAAATAGGTAGCCAGAGCTACTCATATCTCTTGGCCACCAACGTGGTTTGAAGAACTCCGTAGTCCGTGTTTCCTCATTTAGGAATGGCAGACCTTTGATGTCTCCAACCTCACACTGAGAAAGTCTAACATCATGAAATTCAGCACCTAACATTTTAGATGCCTGTTTAACTAAGCTTGACTTGCCCATTCCGTGCGGCGAGATAATCAGAATCGACTGGTCATTCGGCATAGATAGTAATGAATCAAGTGTACTTTTAATTGTTGCCATAAGCTATATAACTCCTTTGTGAGTAGGGGGATGAAGACGCATTTCCTGCACGACCTCCTATAACCTCCTACGAGTAGCTTAGAAAAATTATTTCTCTAGGTGGTCTAAGATTCGGCTGTGTACCTTGATCACTCGGGCGGAAGTTTTTGAAACATCCATTTGTATTTCGTGATCAGAGAAGTTGTGCATAATTTTTAACTGTTCTGTAATCATTTGGGTTATGTGGAGCACCTCTTCGGCTCTACTATATGTAATATAAGTCTCCTCAGGCTCCTCTGACTCGACACTGCCAGCCCTGCCTTCTTCCTCAGCATGGAGCCCTGCCAGATATTTCTGAATACCTCCAATCCTTCCCTTAAGAACTCTAAACTCTTCCAGCACCTCTTCTACTGATGGTAACTTTTTATCTTCGCTCATATTATTTCCTTGTTCCGTGAGAGTGAGACTCTCTTAATCCAGAATCTGTAATCTCAATAAATTCTGCGGTCACCTGGAAATGTGGAATATCCCAAGAACCGTTGTAAGTTAAGGCGGACCTAATTCCGCCCTCAAACTCCTCAGTGACTCTCTTCATGGAGCCTTCATATCTAACAAGAGTAGACGTTCCTTCTGCGCAGGTTCCCGGCTTCATTCCGCCCCTCTTCTCTACCTGAATCTCTTCCGATGCCATTCCCCTGTATTTCTTATAGGCAATGCCATCTGTCCATGTGATTACATCACCAGGGGCTTCTTTGCTCCCAGCAAAGATGCTACCACAGATAACAGCATCTGCGCCGGCCGCAATGCTTTTAGCTAAATCTCCGGGGTGCCTAATGCCTCCATCTGCAATGATGGACGCCTCGTATTTACCAGACTCTTTAGCGTCTGCGGCCCAAAGAAGAGAAGAAAATGTAGGAACGCCGAACCCTGTCTGAATTCGCGTTTTGCAGATGCTTCCTCCGCCGATACCTACCCTGACAGAATTTACTCCGAGATCTGCGAGAAACCTGTATCCGTCTCTGGTAGCAACATTTCCTGCCATGATTGAAATATCTGGAGCCATATCTCTAACTTTCTTAATGGTCCTCTCCATAAGCGTGCTATGGCCATTCGCAATGTCAATGCATACAACATCAAGGCTGCTGCCATATTCTTCCAGAATCATGGAGAATCTTTCTTCCGCTTCTGCTCCAACTCCGATTGCAAAGCCTCCATATACTCCGGCAGCAATTGGTATTCTTAAGTGAGCAATTTGTTCACTAACAGAACAGTACCTATGAATTATCCCCAGACCGCCAAGCAGCCCAAGTTGTTTTGCCATAAGTCCTTCTGTTACAGTATCCATTGGAGAGGAAATAAGGGGAATGCCTAATTTGATTCCACCAACGTCTACTGAAGGATCAACGGCAAGCCTGGAAGGTATCTCTGATTTTCTTGGAACAAGAAGCACGTCATCAAATGCTAAAGCTCTTCTTAATTTCATCTTAACTCACATATAGTTTAATTCATAAAAGGTTTCAAATTCAAGGGCAGCAGACTCTGGATCTCCAGGGTGATGCCGCTCCCAACAAAATCTGTCATACCAATAGTGATACAACTCATGCGCTTGAGTCTCTTCAGTCTTGGTTCCGCCTGGATTCGATATCATCAAAACAGCGTAATGAGGGCTTTGGCTTACAGGATCGTAAACTCCCCACACAACATCATTGGGGCTAAGGTTTTCATTCATAAAAATAGGAAATCTTCCTCTTTTGTTCAACTCATCCTGCCTCACATAATAAATCTCTAAGGTGTCGATTGTTCTGCATTGCTCCATTGGATAGCCCTTTTCTTTGGAGTAATGTTGGATAGCTATTTCCGTCTTCTTAATCACCCTCTCAACTTCTTTATCAGAAAGCGCCGAATCCTGCCCATGATATATGTACCTCGTTCCCAATGGAACACTTGTATTGGCCCACACATCGTGAACAGTAAACGACACATCTGATAGTTTGTTATAAGCTGGAGTCATTGTTTTGAACCCCACCAGAAACGTAACAAGAAGGGAGAGCACAAATATAACTCTCCCTTTGTTCATCTCTTAAGCTGCCTACGTCTTCCATTTCTTACTTCGAGAACCTCTACTTGGAGGTTGGGATTAGATTTAATCCAATCAATATCAAATTTAGTAAGACCTTCGTGATAATCTACTCTGCCACCAATACTATTGGTGACTTTGACTTTGAGTTTCGGACCGTAATGTGATTTGTCGTATGCCATAATTACATCTCTTCTATTCTAAAATTAAGCAAACCAGAAAAGGCATTGCTCTTGTTGTTTTTGTTTCCCATTAACATGACGATTAGTTCGTCATCACCTTTTTTTAGCAAATTGTTGCAAATTTGTAAAGCCGCCTCCTCACTCATTTCGTTAAACATTTCGCAATGCATCGGGGCGAATCTGACCCCGAGCGCCCGTATATCTTTCGTACCGTCCTGAAGCATATCGTTCAAACATTCCACAGGACCAAGTCTACTGAACACAATTTTTCGTGCCTTCTTTGACTCGTGACTTTTATGTTCTTTTAATTTATCAATCGAACATACCTCCAACGCGAACAGATAAAGGTATGGGTCAGAACTGTCAGTCAACTTATCGTATATATTTATCGTTCTGACATAACCACTTTGCGCGAGCAGCAGTCGGATCCAATTAATTCCGTATGCCCCAATAATTCCGTCATCAAGATCGTCGCTAAAAACCTCGTCTAATAACTCAGGGTAAACTGTGAAACAAAGTTTAATAAAACTTCCTCCTGACCCTGGCCCCATCTTCTCAATGATTTTTCGAAAACTTAACGAATTATTCTCTTCTCCGCCAATGTGGTAATAAGTTGTATAGCAACTTCTTATCTCCTCTTTGCCAAGGGATAATTTAGAAAAGCATTTGATAAAATTCCACATTGTCGCATCTTTGTAATTCGCTAACTCTTCAAGAATACTTTGAGGTGTTCTCTTGTTTATCTCCATATATTAAATTTTTCACTCCGGGTATTGTGAAGAGCTAAAGGTCCTCCATAGTAAGGACCGAAAACCCTGCGGCTCCTTTGTGCCCGCCACCACCGGGGAACGATTCCGCAATCTTAGCAACATCGACTTCGCCTCTCGACCTTAACGAGAAGACATAATGCTTTCCGTCAAAATTATAAGCAGCCGCTACGCCAAAATCTGTACTATCAGCAATCTCCGAAAGGATGTCTCCACGGAATATCACTGCGGTGTTAATGACAGGGAACTCAATTCCTCGGATAGTCATGTAATACATGCCTCTCTTAATGGAATCACTGATCTCCTTTTTGTAATCAAGAAGAATTCTTCCGCCCTTAATCTGATTCATCAAACCTCTTGAGGTCTCAATGTCTTGAGCAAAATCATCCCAGATTTCAAGATTCTTTTCATTAGAATCAAGATTAGCCAAAAGTGCTTCGGCACCCTCTAGCTCCCACTTATGAATATCTCTATCTTCAATGTACTGAAGAATCTTTGGAACGTCTTCGTCAGGGAAAAGGTATTTCCATGCCAACACCGCGCCTGAGTTATCCATTTTAAATATGGTTTCAAGATTCGGACGAGTAACGCCCTCCATCGATTCCATAGCCGTAATGTGGTGATCGATAACGACCACGCTCTTAGCTCTTTCAATCACTTCATCCATTTCTGGAAACTTAAAACAGAAATCTACTATCCAGATATCTCTGTCGTCAATATCATCCGGTATCGGATCACCATGCTTTACTGCACAGTAATCAATACCATATCCGTATTTTTTCCAAAATGCATATGCCGCGCCAAAGCCGTCAGGGCAATTGGCATGATATATCAACATACTTCTTTTACTCATATATTCTCCGGTGAAGAGGAAAAGATCACTCTCTTGAGAAGGGAACAATTCTTTCTAAGAAGAGTCTCCAGCACTCCGGTCATATCGGTAATGCTTTCGAACTCAGAAAGCTCGTTCTGAATCCCTCTACAATACATCCTGTAAACTCCGGCCTCTTCCAATACATCACATTTGCTAACAACAACGTGTGTGCATCCAGTCAAATTGATAGACTTAATCAGCATATCAACATCAAGCCAATTTACCTTTCTTCTGCGCCCTGTGGTCACACCATATTCGGCCCCAATTTCCCCAACCTTTGACAGCATAGGGTCATCAAGTAGTGACGCAGGAAAAATAGGATCTTCTCCGCTTCTTGTGTCATAAATTTTGGCAGCGCCCCAGATGCTCTTAATGAGCTGTGGTGCGAAGCCTATACTGCAAGCTCCATAGGCAAGTGTAATGCTTGAGGTCACATAGGGATAATTCCCGTGATCAATATCTAACCAAGCCCCCTGCGCTCCTTCACACAATAATACACCGCTAAGCTGACCGTCCCATAGGATGTCACTGCCTTCGTAATAGTCTTTGGCAAGAAGACCTGTTCTTGCCGCCTTAGCTGCGTAACTCGGTGCAATACCTTTTGAGGTTGTGCCAAGCTTCTTTGCAAGGTTCTGCTTGTCAAACTCAATATGCTCGTCTTGAACAATGTGGCAATTCGGAGATACCTTCACAAGAGAGGTATCGAATCCGTGTCCTGCGAGGTAAGCCAATTCTTTTTCAAATTCTTCTGGATGCAATACACAGCCGGGACCAACGATGGAAAGCATTCCGTGGAATACGCCGCTTGGAACAAGGTGTGTTTTGTATTTTTCGCCATTGACGTAGACCGTATGGCCTGCGTTATTGCCTCCGGCCCAGCGAGCCACGGCGTCGTACTGCCCTGTAGCTGCCAAGGCTGAGGTGATCTTTCCTTTTGCTTCATCGCCCCAAGCGAGCCCCACTACAACATCTGCGGATAACAACATGTAAATTCCTCCATGAGCGATAATAGTACCGAAGCGAATACAAGGCAACTACTAAGAGCTACGGACATGCTCCCTTATACCACCCTGTGGGAAATTTGGAAAAATATGCTCTAACGCAAACAAGGAAGGCTAAGCCCTCCTTGTTTCTGCTCCATTCTAAATTGGCTTAGGAATTTTCTGCTGCCATCTTTAGAAGCTGATCTTGTCTGTCCTCAAAAGCCACGCTTCTTCTGGTACGTCCTCTGCCAGCTCTATAATCCCTTACTTTCAGAGTAAGGATATCACTGACTGCCTTGTTTTGGAACTCAGACATCTTGTAGGTTGATACGGTTTTGCCACCGCGCTCTTCTGTTCCTTCAGGTGTCTGTGTCTGATCATAACTATCATAAAGCGCAAGACCCTTCTCAACATCGCCTCCGCCTCTGAAAGAGAGAACAGCTTCTACTGCCGCTGCTGGATCTCCGAGTCTTCTGATTCTTCTTCTGACTCTTGCGTTTCTTAGTCTTAACGGACCTGCGATTCTCGCTTCTCTTGTCTTAGAAGAAATAGCTCTGAAGTATTCTTCCATTGCCTCTCTTGGAGGCTTACCCTCTTCTGCAATAGGTGGCTCAGTATCCTCAGCAGGCTTAGCTGCCTCATCTGTTTTTGCGGCTGGCGCTGCGGGAGCAGCCCCTCCTAATAGTCTAAGAACAGCATCTACATTACCTCCAGACGGAATGGTTCTATCTGTAACCTGCTTCCTGTACCACTTAACCCATGACAAGAAAGACGCATCATATCCCTGATTAGGGTTGGCTGCCACCCATGCTTCCCAGGCGGCTTTCATGCCTTTTGGTCCACCATTTGCGAAGTAACCTTCCCAGCCGGATCTTGGCTTAGCTACCGGAGTTACTCCGCCAGACGGCTGCTCTGCTGGCTTTGCAAGCACTCCTTCGCCGGTCGAAACTTCTTCCGCAGAACTTTCCCCATAACGATCTTGCATCCCCCACTCTTTTGCAAGACTCATAAATTCCGCTTTTCTGTCATCACTCAGCGCAGGCTTGCGCTGCTTGAGCATTTCCCACATTTTCTCTAATTTGTTGGGTGTAAATTCACCGTCTGGGCGATAAAGCCAATCTGTAATCATCCCAAAATCATATACTAATTTTTTATAGATTTCATCTTTTCTCGAATCAGGGGCAGAATTATCAGGTGCAGGAGGTTTTACAGACTCCGAATAGTTTATTCTATCGTCGGTAAGTGCCAATGCAACAAGTGCTGCGTCCTTTTCTCCAACCTTATCTAACCCTTCGGCTAATTTCTCAATTAAGTGTCTCATGTTTGATTCCTCTCTCAGGAAGTTGTGACTTTTGTTAGTAAATAAGAAGTCAAAGAATTCTTCATCTGTTTCATCATCTTCTGAGATTCCCTGTTTCTTCTGAGTTTTGTAATGTTCTGGAGGAAGATCTACGCCCTCCTCTTTAGCTCCAAAAAATTCAGTCTCTTCATCCTCGCCCTGTTCTCTGCTGAGTCCAGAAGGCTGAGGACTTCCTGGCAGGTCAAGAACTTCGCCGCCATATAAAGATTGAGGCATACTGGTCAAGCCTAAGGCTTCCTTTTCCATACCTTCCTCCTCAATCTCTTCATCATCTGCTTTATTCGGGATTGCAAACATCATCTCCCCTACAGGAACGTGCATGCCTGACGCAGCTTCTTCAGATGGAACTAAATCATCTAATGAAAACCCCGGCGTCTTTTTCTCCATCAGTCCCTTCCGAAAGGACCGCTTCCACCTGGGACTGTGAAAAGTGCTGCAAGCCTATCTACGTTAGCAGATGCCTTCTTTCTTATATCCTCTATTGAGTCCATAGATGCCAGTGTGAAATCTTCAGCCTCTGATGATGATGGGTATGATGATGGGTATCCACCCGGAGACATGACCGTCTCAGATTCTCTCATTGACTGCTGACCTACTGCCCTTGCCCTGTTAGCAAGATGAGCATAGTTCTGAAGCTCAAGAGCATATCTGAGGAGAGTCTCAGGATCTTTTAGATCCGAAAGAACATTTCCAGCAATCATTGCCTCAAACCTTTCAACAAGGAATCCCGCACTCTCTGGAGAAAGCTCTGCATCCATAAGCTGACGCATTGGCATACCCGGGTCTGCAAGTCTAAACTTCTTCTGAAGTTCAGTACCAAAGTGTCCTGAGTTAACCCAGCCAGCAAACTGAAGCTGTGCTTCTTTCCAGTCTCTTGCAGGATCACCTGTAGACTCTGTGAGAAGATGTCTCCCTTCGGAAGGGGACTTGTCCCCTTCTGGAACATACTCGGACAATACAGCCCAAGCTCTTGCATTTTCTCTTGTAATATGTGCGCCAACGGCTCTCTCTGCCCTTGGGTTAGGGGCCGCTCCTGGCCCATAAGTGTAGCTGGAAACTCTGAAGACACCTTCGGAAGGAAGGAATTCGTAAGAGTAAGGATCTTTGTCTGGCCTAATCGGACCAAGCTTTCCAACTACTCTTGACTCTGCTGGTTCAGCAACTGGAGCATCGCTGAAACCTTCCGGACTGGTCGTAACAACAGGGTTCATAGGCGGCGCAGGAGGAATTGTTCCTCTTAAAAATGGAGAAGACTGTGGAGACACAGGAGGCTTAGGGACTGGAGGGGCAGCAGGAAATTCTTCCTCTTCGTCCGCCTTTCCAAAAGGCCACCTAGCTCTCTTCTCTATCATCTTGGTTACTTCATCAGCAGCCTTGGTCTCACCAAAACTGTCCAACTTGTTTGCTAAATCTGCAAGAATGCGCAATGCTGACATGTTATGTCTCCTGTTTCTGTCCAAATTCGTTTTATTAGTAGCTCCGAATATACTCATGTCGATATTCAGACTCGCCAAAGATACATCTCCATCACCGGCTCCTGCGCCAGCACCTTTTGATCCACCTTGATTAGGCTTTCCCTGCTTCCAATTATCTTGTAATGTTAAGATATCAATGTATCCCTGCCTAATAGCAGAAATGAAGAAAAAGTCTCCGCCTGGGCCTGACCTAATTTCAGCAACTTCTCTATTATTCTGTTCACCAGAATCTGGTTCCGCTGGGCGCCATGCTCCGGTATCTTTGTTCCCTAATTTGAAACGGTGAACAACGTTGCCTGCTGAATTACTGAACATGAATGCCATTCGATCATTTAGTCTCGCATTCCTTTCTTCAGTAAACTTTGGAAACATAATTCTCAACGCAAGACGAGCAGTCGTGCTAATACGGATTTTATTTCCGGTAGCAGGATCTGTCTTCTCTGTAACTTCTAAGTCTGCAAGCTTACGCACGTTCACCTCAATCAAACAAACTATATTATTAGAAATGACAAAAGCCCGACAGCTAAATTGCTATCAGGCTTTTGAACTATTTGCTAAGGTCAATATTCTTCAATATCAATGTAGTATGCTATGACCTTTAAGAAATCTCTTGCTGATCTAATCTCTACATGCTTTGGGGCTGCCTTGAGTTCATTGCGAATGTTGTCAACTTCTGTGTCGTTTAAGACCTCTTCGATTGCTTCAAGTCGAATTCCGCAAATCTCCCCATTTGGAAATACATTAAGTGCTTCCATAATCTCAGGGTGCTCTTCCAATGAGAAATGCTTATTGTTCTCGAACTTCTGAAGATTGAGTCCTGCATTGACCAGCAAAAAATCATCCATTATCTCTCCGTTTCAGTTTCGTAAATTGCAACCTCTGTCGTCAGCAGTGTTCCACTGGCTGATGCAGCATGCTCCAAAGAGCTTCTTACAACTTTACAAGGATCCATAATCCCATTGTCTAACATGTTAGTTACAAACTCAAGATTAAGAGCATCATAACCGCTTGGCTCATCAGAATTCAAAATCTGCTCAACAAAATCATCAGCACCAGTGACTCCGGCGTTATCAAGAATCTGATAAAATGGGGCCTTAACTGCCTCTCTGATAATTCCAATGCCGGCCACCTCTTCAGGAAGAAGGCCATCTGTCTCAATCTCGTCAAGGACTGGAAGGGCATGAATTAGTGCGGAGCCACCACCGGGAACTACACCTTCTTCAAGCGCTGAACGTACAGCGTTGATAGCATCTTCCACTCTGTCCTTTCTCTCTCTCATTTCAGCTTCAGATTTTCCGCCGACCTTAAAAATCGCTGCCGAGCCAGTGATTCTTGCAAGTCTGCTTTTTAGAATCTCAAGCTGATAATCATGTTGACCACCAGCAGTAAGCTGCTCTTTAATCTGAATGGCTCTCGCCTCAACATCTTTGGGATCTGCCCCACCTTCAATTATAGTTGTGCTGTTCTGGCTTACGATGACCCTGCGTGCGGTCCCAAGATCAGCAACTGTTGCTCCGTCAAGACCGATTCCGTCATTATCACAGAACATCTTTCCGCCAGAAACAATGGCAAGGTCTTCGAGGAATGCACGTCTCGAATCACCAAACCCAGGAGAACGAACTACCGCGATTCTAATATTTCCCTGAATCTTGTTGTAGACAAGATGAGCAATAGCTTCATCTGTGATCTGCTTTACAACCAAAAGAACGGGTTTGGATTGCTCGGCTAATTCCTCAAAAATTTCCCTTACATCAGTGATGCTGGAAATCGCCCCATCATAAGGAAATATAAGACAATCATCAAATTCTGCCGTAAATCTTGCAGAATTTGTCACGAAATGCTCAGAGGTCCATCCCTTATCGAGCTTGATACCTTCCGAGTAGAACACCTCAGTTGATCTTCCAGTCGCTTCCTCAACGGAAATGACTCCGTGCTGACCAACTGCCGCGATAGCTTCTGCGATTTTGGCACCGAGAACCTTATCATTATTTGCAGAGATTACAGCAACACTTCTCATGCTTGCTTCATCGCTTACAGATGCAGATAAGCCCTTCAGTCTACTTGAAAGTTTTGTCACAGCAAGGTCAATGCCGCGTCTAAGAAGAACAGGGTTGAGTCCCTCTTCGTCTACAAGAACTAAGCCTTTGGAGTAGATTGCCTGAGCGAGAACAGTTGCAGTTGTTGTCCCGTCTCCTGCCGCGCTATTTGCTGCGGCTGCAACCGAACGCACCAACTGTGCTCCCATGTTCTGAATTCTATCATCCAATCTGATCTGTCGAGCTACAGTCACACCATCTTTTGTAATAAGCGGGTGACCCCATTCCCTTTCGATAGCAACGTTTCTTCCTCGCGGACCAAGAGTGGCCTTAACGGCGTTTGCTAAAATATCTACACCTTGAAGCATTTCTTTTCTTGCTTCAGGTCCAATCTTTACAACTTTTCCCATGTTTTAATCTCCATAGAACATAAAAGGTTCCAACCATTTTTACGTTTCGGGTAGATTAAAAACTATTTAAACATCAAAAGAATTTGTATATGCTCTACTTACCTTCTCTGCAAGTTCGTCGTTCAAAAGTAGTGCTGCTGACAATGGGTCAGAGCCGGCAAATGGGTCTGCTACTACATCACCCTCTGCTCCGCCATGCAATATGATGTCTCTCCATATTTCGTGAGGCTTCGGAGAGTCATTGGACGCTGGGTCATAACCAATCTCAGGAATAGCACACTTCTTTGTAGGCTTCTTATACTCAAACACATTGCGAGCACCTTTGACAAGGACTGCTGGCTTCTTTGGCTTGCAGAAATAATGGATGTACTCGACTGAATTCCTCCAGTGATACCCGCCACCAAACCTTTCTTTATCCCAAACGATAGTATTAAGGTAACGATAGCCTGCATCGAGCATGAGCTGTTTCGTCTTTTCATATCCATCACGATTGGAGAAAACATAGATTCTTCCACCATCATTCATTAAATCTTTAATCTTGACAAAAACACTCTGAAGTTCCTTCCAGTCCATCCTATGATACATGAGGTCGGCACCTTCATGATAGGAGTGTCTCCCTGAGCCATTTTTGTTATCGAATGGATATGGAGGGTCGGTAATGACTAAATCTAATCCGCAGCCCTCACTGTCTATGTAATTAAGCCACTCGTTAATCGGTAAATTCGTCCGATCCAATATCAGTGTTTCCTGCTCCATAATCTTTCAACCTCACAATTCCGTCAATGATTTCAACATAGGTCTGATGCGAGACCCAATCTCCAGTGTTTACATAAGTCTTGATAGAAATATCATCCTTATCAGGAAGTCCCCAAATTACAAACTCTGGATGGTGCGAATGCCCCATTATAAATACGTCAACGTCTTTATTCTTTTTCAAAATATCCCAGATACGTCGTAGCTTTCTCTTTTTAATCTTGTAATCTGACCACCAAGTAGTTATATCGAACTCTGTGATCTTTTCAATCGCATCGTGAACGATAGACAGTAGCGTCATAAATATTTTGTTCTGAAGAATAGGATGATCGTAGGCATCCCCATGCTCAACCCTAAACTTTCTTCCGCCTTCTTCAAATTCATATTTGTCAACAAATTTGATGCCGAAGAATTCTTTGCCAATAAACCCTCTGAGCGGGGTATCGTGATTTCCAACAACATAAATGATAGTCTTTGAGTAATCAACTGTGCGTGCGATTGCTAAAGCACGGTCAGTAAACTCAGGGACCTTGATGAAATCAATAATGTCCCCTGCTAAAATTAACTCATCATATTCGACTTCACTTAAAAAACGCAAAAGCTCAACCGCCTTAAAATATTGGCTGCCAATGTGAATGTCGGATATGACGACTCTCTTCATTTATTTGTCCCTATCTATTCCATTCTGCGAATGTTGTCCTAATCTCTTCTGCAAAATCAATTCTAATCAATCTTACACCAGGGACCGTAAGCAGAATTTGTTTTGGTCCTTGAGTTTCCTCCAAGAAAATGTCCAGCCATTCCTCCGCACTCTTCTTGGTTCTGAAGATATCCGAAAAGATATCTTCTGACGGGATATGGATAATGCTCCATTGCCAATTAGGCTGGGCTCCCGAGTCTTTTAACTTGTATTTAGCTATTCCGAATACTGGAAAGTCCTTTACAACATAACCATCAACGGTTTTACTGTGACCATCCACTATCATCATTTCATCTTTTTCAAACTCTATGTTCATTGAAGCAATCCGAGGTCTGTCCCCTCGAATGGCGAACCTTCGCCTGTAAGCTCTGCGATAATGATTCTTAGAAGCGCTTGCTTAATTAGATCATCATACTCTTCTTTCTTGAATTCGAATCTCAAAGCCCTATTCTTATCCCTTTGTTCTGACACCAAACCATCAATTTTCGAATCGAGGATTTGTCTCAATCTTGCAACTGTAGAGTGCAGCCTTCGAAGTTGCATCCCACCGTCCTTATCTTCCTTATAGAAACGATCGATTGCGGTGTCAAGATGCTTTAGCTTAGAATCAAGTTCGGGATCATTCTCTGCCATTCCTGGCGTTAACTTAGGTCTGTCTCCGCCATGAGTAGAGGTAAACTCTCCTGCGCCAGTTTCGTCAATCTTAACCCTTCTGATATGTTCTGGTCGCCCTTGCGCACCTTCCATAATTCTTGAAGCATTCGCAATCACAGACTGCTCAGCCTGCGGATCCAATATCATAAACTTTGTTCCAGATGGTAAAGATGAGTAATCTGGTGGAATCTCAAGCATTGGTTGGTTAGCCTCAAAACGATGCACCTTACCAGGGTTGAACACTGCTGCTCTGAGCGCCGCTGTAGCTGGTGTGTCCAAATACCCGTACTCAGTCTTAACTCCAAAGTATCTTTCATAAGGAGTTGCCTTTCCTGGGTCAAGGACATATAGGTGAGGAAAACCTTTTCTTCTTGCTACCTCTGGAATCGTGATCCAATTGGAATTATTAGACATAGCGATTGCCTGATTGATATCTTTCGGCCTAAACCTTGTGGTGAAGTCTTCCATAAAGACTTCATGGTTTCCGAACTGACCCTCATCATAAGGGAGGAAATCGCCCATGAAAGAGCTTACATCTTCATCATCATCAGTCTCTTGAGCAGCTTTGATCAAGTCCTCTAAAAGGGATTTTCTAATCTTTCTATCCATGTGATAGTCTCCAGATTTGGGTATTCACATGAGCTTCATGATATTAGTATCAATCCTCGGTTTTTGAGTCCTCCTGAACAGCTTCGGGCTTTTGTTCCTCAGGCTCGGCGGCTACTTCTTCCTTCTTTCTTTCCTCAATCACATTGAGCTTACCCTTCAAGACTGTAACCGCCATATGAATGACCTCTTCTTCGTCTTCAAATGGAGCTAATGTCATCATGTGCTCCATCCTGGCTCCGTCGAACAGGCTGTCTTTTAGCTCCTGAAGCTTCCTCTCTACATCAATGATAGTCAAAGCGTCACGAAACATTCCATTGAGAGTGACCAATGTTTCTTCGTCATCAACAGAGTAAATGTAATTTCTTAGTTCAGTCGGATTGTTCATATAGTCGCCTCTCGATTACTTTACTTATTTCTTCCATGTCGCAACATAGCAACAAACCTATATACTCATCTTTAAAGCATGACATTCTCGAAAATGTCTTAAATGATGTTAGAAATCTTTTAAGATAAATACCTTTAACCTTACTCAAGGTTTCTGGAGTGATCTCTGAAAAAAAGATTAAATAATCTGGATCATACTCTGGGGTGAGATTCGTTGCATTGAATAAATTGATGATGGCATATTTTGGAGGGCCAACATAATCCGCAGTATCCTCTGCTATTCCAACTTGAAGATACAGGTCCGCAATCTTATCTGCCAAGTCTTCTGAGAAGCCAAATCCGTACCTCTCCATATACTTAAATGCTCTACAGGCAGAGTTAATAGATATGCTATCGTGTCGCTCAAGGAAACTCTTTGTCGGAAAGATTGTCTTCTCTTCGAAAGTCCTCTCAGCTTTTTTTGTAAAGTGTAGTAAGCCATTGTAGTAGGCTGCTCTTGTATGGTGAAAATCAAATGTAGAAAAAACTTCCTCTAACGAATCACAGGTTCTTCTTATAATCTGAAAAGCATTCCTCATTTTAATTCGCTTTCTATACGGAATTACAATTGGCTCAAACAAGCCGAACACTGACGGAACCGCTATTTTTCCTAAAAGTTTAACTGTATGCTCAAGCCTATATGTGTGTGCGAATCTGCTAACCTTCAGAAGGTCAGAGGAAATGCCGAAGCTTTTCTCAAATGATTTCTCGGAAGCAAGACTTTTCTCCACAAGTCCTGCGTTTTCTTTAAGGCCAAAGGGATAAAGCTCCTGACTTGTGATTATTTTCATCTTTCTTAAAGAATGGTTCTCCGGAATCCAGATATCTATATCTCCAAATTTCGCAATACCTTTTGTCGCTTCATCCTTTAACCGTTTATCCTCAAGATTTATGAGACTCACATCTAAGTCTGCAAAAAACTTATCCCAATCTTCTACGGTCTTATGCAAATATAGCAGCCACGTAGCAAACCCACCTGCTATTATTAAGTTTTGATTTGTAATTTCCTTTGGTAGGAAATACTCCGCAACCCTTACTACGTTAGCATTACTGGCTTGAATTATATTCATTTACTAATAAAACCTTTATGCTTAGGAGCAGTCAGTGGACAAAGAACTTAAATACCTTATTGATATCCTAAAAGAAGCCAACCTTAACCGCGAAGCCGACGAGCTTACGCACTTGCTAATCAAGTCTGCAAATATCGTTGGCGGAGACCTTGAGGCGTGGAAAGCAGTTCTCAATGAGATCGAACGTCCTCACGAAACTCAGGTGCAAACTAAAGCTATAGTATACCTCGTTGAAGCTGCAAAAAACCTTAAAGATGCAGCGGCGCTAAAAGAAGCTGACCCTGAAGATATTAAAGATTCTGCTGAGAAGCTTAGGGTTGTAATGTCAAATATGAATATGACATCAGAGGATTTCTTTGTTAAAGAAGCAGGAGCTATGGCTCTGCTCGGCAAAGCTGCTCCACTATTCAGTTTCTTAATAGCCATTAAGAATGTGTATTATGGCTTTCAGGAATTCAAAAAAGTACAGGGTAAATCTGGTGACGTTGGCCTTAACTGGATGGACACACTACAGCCTGCAAAAATGATGAGCAAAGCTAAAGAGTATTCCGAGTCTCCAGTCGAACTCAAAACCGTTGTAGAACTTACAAAATCTGGCAGCTTACTGTGGGACGAAGGAATTTCTTTTGTCGTCAATCTTCTTGACGGGTTTAAAGATATCCTCCTATTGATGCCGACAGTATTGGGATATTTCGCAGGTCTTGGAATTGGAGGCTTGACAGTCTCCGCAATAGACTTTGGTATCTCTATGCTTCTATGGCTCGCTGTTGAAGCTCCTGCCGAGAAGTTCATGAAGACTCTTTATCTGCCAAACCTTGAATTCATTACCGGTACAGCACAAATGGCAATTGCTTCCCTTATTGAGCAGCAGGCGCCTACGCCTGATGATTCGGAAGAATTGCCATTAGCCGATGAAGATGAGAACTTTGACGCCGAAGCTTGGTGGGCTTCAATCGCGTAAAACAAAGGCTACGTCATCCTATAACATCTTATGGGAAATTTAGAAAACTTTGGCGAATAGACTCTTTACCGAAAAAACAGCAGAAACATAAGCCTTGTCATGCCACTTAGGAACAAGCTCCTCGTCACGGTTCCTCTCTGAGCGCTGTCTAATTACAGATAACTCGTGTTCCGTCATCATGAGAGTTTCGTAATGCCCATCCTCATCAAACACGAGAACCTTGTGATAACAATGCTCCGAGTTAATCTCTCTCACCTTGTTAATAGACTCGAATAATTTACCGATCATTTATGATCTCCTCTGGTATCAGCAAAGACAAACGTGTAGCCATGCATAAAATCTCTTTAACTTCCCCGATCAAAATCTTGCCCTGATTGCTCGGTTCATTATGTGTATAAAATTCTCTTCTTACCAAAGTCCAAGTAAATCTTAGTCTCGCTGGTCCCAAAAATCCAAGAGAAGGGGGATACGATAAGCTACTAATTGAAATAAACCTTACAAAGTGTCCTGTACCCTTAAGTCGTCTCTTTATTTTTTGGCAAGCTGCATCTACAATTGGAAGCCAGCAATCACCACATAGAATTTCTGTATGATAACGATTATTAAACATTTCAGGATACTTGTCATATATTTTTTGCTGAAGTTCATCTCTCATACAAATGCCCTTGCTGTTACAGAAATTCTTTTGCCTGAGTACTTCCCATGATAAGGAACCTCGTGCGTGTGCGTGCGGTTGGTCTCCCAAGGTATGACAACTACAGAACCGTTAGAGACAATATAGTCCTCAAAACCTTTACCCTTACCGCGCTCCCTAATTCGGAAGGCTCTGTCTGCACCAAGTGATGCGGTAATTATATGCGAGCCCTTTACGAGTCCTGTGGTGCTATCCGTATGCCTACCTATGTAGTGCTTTAGATCGGAGTCGTACCAGTTAAGAAGCAACCCGTTATATGCAGGATTGAATGTCTGTGCCCATAGCAGAAACGGCTCAAGTTCTTTTGTGATCGGCAGCGCTTCGCTTGTCTGGTTTGAAAAGAAATAATTTTTCCCATAGGCTTGTTGCCATCTTGGGATAAAGACTTCTTTGTCAAACATCCTGATCGCATTGAAATGTGACGGACGAATCTCCCATAGCTTTTCGAACTCATCCTTGTCAAGGGTTAGATGCTCCGGCAATTTTCCGACGAGGAATCTTGCTCCAGCTATGGTTATCTCATTCATTGTTACCTCTCTATACGACTTGCCACGTATCCTCAATGAGTTCTCGCCTCAAAGCCTCATACTCTGAACCTTTATCTATGTAGACGATGCCGATATAATCAGTGCCATCAAATCCGATCTCTTCCATTTCTATAAGCACACTAAGGTTCTTAAACATCTTAGCGTAATCATATAGATCGTGATAGTCCTTTACCTTAAGGGCATAAGGAATATTTAGCTCAACCTTCTTCATTGAAAACCACCTTGAACTTAACACCGTTTTCATCATAGTAGAAACATTCAAAGCCATCAATGTCAGCTCTCCAGCTACTATCTGATCCATACTCAAATGGCACTTCCAGCCAACCCTCTTGTTCGTCCGCCCAGGCATTGTTTGAATCAATCGCTGCGTTCCAGAACTTCTGACGATAAGCCAACCTGTCTTTTAAGATCTTTACCTTCTCAAGAAAGTCGTCCTCTTCTGCGAACTTCACTTTCTCTTTTGAATAGTGATCTGCATCTCCGTGCATAAACTCTGCTACAATCTCCCACATCAACTTAGGGGCTCTGGTCTTTACTGGTACAAGATCATATTTCATCTTTTAAGTTCCTCTTCGATATAAATTACGGCGACGTGTTCTTCTCCGTCTTTACCAATGTACTGCACACATAGTTCATCAGAAATCAAATGCAGAATTCGCTGAATATATGGCAACTCTTCGTAATTCTCAAAATAGAATTCGTATGGAAGATCTACTTCTAATATCCAAATCATCCTTTCTCCATGTTATCATTCTAAATATAATTTAACCTGCACAATTATCGATAGCCTTTGCGCCGCAAGCCTTTTTGAACGAGCATTACTATTCATTACAAATTCAAGCTTTCCGTCATTTGATAGATAAATCCTATCGAATTTTTCGAAAATCCTCACATCCATAATCTCGAACGACTCATTATTCGTAAGAGATTCGTAAGCAGCTTTTTCCACGTCTGCAATGAAGCTCCTATCCAGCATTTTTATTTTTTTCTTCCTTCGTTTCGTCTTTCCTGCTCTCTCAGCTTAGCACATCTGTCGTAATGATATTTCCGTACATCCTCAGGCCACTCATCAGTTGTGTGATCCTCAAAAGTCACAATAACCCAATATCTCTCCCTGAAAGGAAGAAGCTTTTTCAGAATGAACCGTTTGATCATCCCCACCTTTCCTTCCATTCTTCAAATGACATTGACTTTTCCGGAACATAAGGTGAAATATCAAAATTGTGAAAAGGACATGAGCCATTAACTACGTTGTTCTCAATAAGATATCTCTGGACCTTTTCGGCATCCTCTTTTGAGTTAAGAACAATATGAGCCGAATGCTCGTCTCCAGACACAGATGTCATATCAAAAGTTAAAACGTGTATCACTCATCACTCCAAATACTGCTACTATCCCATCGCTTGACTTTGAGACATATGGTACAGCGCTTACCGTCCATCATCTTCTGTTTCCCATATCCATCATCCCATTCCCACCTGTATGGTGAAACAAAATCCTCTGGATGATCGCAATTTACCGAAAGGTCCTTTTTCAACAGAGAGATTGCATCGTTACATACCTTAGAGTATTGCTTACGAGCCTCTATCCATTCAGATAGCTTAGCAAGTTTCTCAGCTCTACTTAGCACTTTCTCTCCTTATTACGTTAATGAATTGTAATAGTCCCAAATTGAAGAATCAAATGGAGATAACAGATCCATCATGGATTTAAACATATAATGCGCAGCATCATCATCGGCATATCCTGAAGACTCTATTTCGTTTAAATGCTCTAAAGCTTGCCCATAAAGCAAATCAAATTCCATTATCTTCTATTCGTCAGAATAATCTGAGAGCGGCCTAATCCACTTTTCAACAGATTTAAGTTTCTCAAGTTTTAATTCTAACCTTTTGATTTCCTCTTCAAGAGCTTCTTTCTTGCCCATCCTCTGCCTCCTTATAATCTAATCCGCCGCAACGCACAGGCTTTGCCATATTCTTCGCTACCTCTTTGCAGAAATGGTACACGGTATCGTCTGGCCAAATGTTTTTGCAAAGGTTTCCAATATTGCAAACAAATCTAACATTGCCCTTCATATAGCCAACAGAGGGATCCGTTCTGTCGAGACTTGGCTTCCAAGGATTGCCTTTATCTTTTTCCCAAACAGATGCATTCTTTGGCAATACCATCTTTAGCCCGCTCAATGCACACCTACCATCTTGTATTTCCCATAAGACTTTAAGATATTCTACATCTATATCATACTTGTGCTTTCTTTCACGCGCTTTTTTTACAAAGTATCTAAATGGGGAATATTCATCTTGTCTATTTCCAGAATTCAAATTAGAAGGTCTGCCTATACCTAATTGGTCTCCAAGATTATTCTTAACACCTTTTCCTGTGCAGCTTCTTGAACAGAACATTCTCCTGTCAAGCTTAAGAGATCTATTGTACTCTTTCTTAGCCCTACTAAAGGTAGTTCCGCATATTTCGCAAGTTAACTCTATTTGTGACATATTTGCCCTCCACCTTAATTATACGCAATTAAGGTGGAGCAGGCAAGTTTTGATGGTGGAGGCGGAGGGAGTCGAACCCTCGTGTCGCATAACGTCAATTTCAAGTCGTTCACAAGCTTATCCCATTTCTCTAAATAGGCAAAGTATTCATTTTATCCCCTGACGCCAAATGATAGACGCCTCCTCCCTTTCGGGCTACTCCACTTTTGAACAATGTTTATGTCAGTGCGTTCAACCACTTATCTGTGTTTGGATATATGGAACACAGAGTCCACATGCCTAAATCGGAATTAGGCGTATGCTACTACAGGAGCGCCGAAGCCTCTGCCTGCGTTTGCGTACACGAATGAATAGTCGTCAACTAGTTTGTTTTTTGTAACGCTTATAACGATCTGAGTTACCTTGATCGGCTTGCACTATTCCTATCTGTTACCCGGTCGAATCCAAAACGCCCCCGAGTTTTTATTACTCTTTCACAGAACCTTTCTCTATCTTAATTAACCTTGAACTCTTAATCTTAAACTCACCAGTTTCAATCTGCTTACGCTGAGAGGTCCTGATATAAGAAGGAGTTCTACTCTTCCTAAGTTGCAACGTTACAACCCTGCCACCAAGTTCTGGAACTGTTATCTGACAAGATCCGCAAGTGAGGCCGCTTACATAAAGGAGCTTGCCTTTCCATAAGCGGCCACTATTTGCATAAATGACTTCGTCACCGATACGCAGTGGCTGATCAAGTAAATCATACATTACTACGTCAGTCATCAGTCTTCCGATACTTCGATGACTCCATCGATTTTGACAGCCTCAGGGATCTCGTAACCATGCCAATGAATCGGCAGGCTATTGCCCCATTTGCTCTGTGCATGAAATTTCACCGGAGTCCACTTTGAGTGTGAGCCTCCAAGAGTTTCAACTGTTTCATTGTCCCATCTAAGCTCAGCAGTCACCAAGCCAACGGAATCGTAACGCAGACAAATCCACGTATATACATTATCTTCTGTGGTCATATTTACCTCAACAAGTTTCAATTATATGTTTGTTATCAATAAGTGTTTTTTACACCCACAGAACACATGACCCTCTTCATGTCTTCTTTATCAGAAGACTCCCACGCTGTACCTATTGCTCTCATATACTGAGCTAAGGTAATGTTATCAGGAGAGAATGCTTCTGCATAGAAATCTCCTGTAGGGATGAGCAAGTCTCCAGAGTTGACAACTCCTGTAACCAATACAGGAACCTGACCAATGAAGGACATTACCTGTCCAACTGATTCTTCGTCAACTCTTTCGTTACCAACAATGATTGATCTATGAGATACCACCATCGGTGTCCCTGGGCCTTCTTTGTAGAATGCCTTATCCCTTACATACACTATGTAGCCCTCTGGTAGTCCGAGGTATTTGTCACCCTCTGGAACCTCTACGGGCCACTCACTTAAATCGCCACACTCAATGAACTCACCATAATCAGCAGAACCGGAAACGAATACGCAGTCTCCCGTACTATTGACTTCTACATTGTCTGGTGAAATACCATACGCTGCGGAGTCTCCAGATGTTCCTTCCGAATAGAAGGCACTCGATGTTGCGGTAGCTGCTCCCCTGATCAAACCTCTTGTGGTCTGAGCAGCACCGGAAGCAAATGTCGCGTATCTTGTCGAGGAAGATGGAGACTCTGTCAAGGTTCTAACCATTAAGACATCAGAGCCAACAGTCGTTGACCTGTTCAAAAGGTCCACCACATAAGTGGAGTCTTGTGTTCCAGAAAGGAAGAGCCCAGAAGAACTTATATTTACCGCACATTGAGTTAGGCCAAAGGCTCCAGTCAATGACAGCGATGAATATGCAATCACCGCACAGGTGGTGCCAGAGGTTATATTAACCTCGTCTCCAGCAGTCAAATCGTAATCATTTGTTGGAGTCACATTAATATCGTCGTTTCCGACTAAGTTAATGTCCCTTCCTGATGTTAACGTTAGATCCGAAGAAACACCGGTTGCTGTGATCGATAAAGTAGCGGCTCTTGTGATATCGCCATTGGCCACTATGGAGCCACTGAATGTTGCCGTACTTGATACTGACAAACTACCAGTGATTGTCGTGTTGCCTAACGCACCTGATATTGACACATCACCTGTGAAGGCAACCGTATCCGCATCAAGCGTTAACGTCTTTCCTGACGAGAGCTTTACTTTTAAATCATCTGTATATCTATCTACTGTTCCCATGACTAATCCCTGTGAAGTGAGCGTTCACTATAACTCACTTCATTATTAGATTAGTCTTCCTTATTAGATCCATAGTTGCGACGAATTGTCTGTGCATAAAGGGCAAGAATTACAATTGCCCACTGTGACATAACAGCGGCTGTTGCAACTGGTGTAACAACAACCTTCACCGCCTTCTTAACAAGCTTCCTCATTTTCTCTCCAAATACTGACGAACATACTCTGTCATGATTGCTGTTCCTGTCTGGGACGTATTCAAACAAAACCCTACTCCGAGCATTGGTATGAAAACATTATCTCCATTCAAGGTACATTCGATGGGTACGCCAGTTGTTTCATGGCCTAACACCAGACACGTATGCGTGTCCATGTCGAATTTGTAATCGAACAGGCTTACAGAATCATCCGAAAGCTCGGCCGACACTATATTATACCCGTTCTTCTTTGCAAACTCTGTAAAGTCTCTCGGCTGAGAGAAAGAGTAGATGTCAACGTAGTCATACAGACTGCCGGAGCGAGAGTTCAAAAAACTTCTGTCCGGTACGGAGCCTATTACATAAATAGTGCCCACACCATAGCAAGCAGCGGTTCTGATTGTGAAAGCAAGATTGTCATCAAAATCAAAGTTGACCGTGACAATGCTAAGCGGTAAAGAAATTGCATCATTCTTTTTCCCATTATACCTCTGTCGGCGTGTCTCCTGTCTCATTTTTCACCAGCCTAAATCCCCTACTATACATTACGAATTTCTTGCCAGTGACTAACAGTCTTGATAGCTTCCAAACAAATAGATATTGTTTGGGATCGGCATTGCTGAAATTTGCTGACCAAAAAGCCTTAAGCTCATCCTCTTTTCCATCCCATTTCTCATAGAATGCTTCTGGAGTACTTCCTGTAAGGCTTTG